CTATCCGGCGATTTCGCTGATATCCAAGTCGGGTACCGCCTCTGACCAGACCACTTCCGCGTGATCCTTCTGGTAGTTTTTGGTCATCTCCTCGCTGGCATGTCCGGCGATCTTTTGCCCGTCCTTTCCGGCTTTCTTGTACAGATGCAGCGAAAGCGCTCTGACTTCATGGAAGCCCGGCATCTCTTCTTCCCTCCATCCCTTGTAACAATCCGCTGCCTCCCGCGCTTCCTTGAAAGCCCTGGTCAGATACCGTTCCTCAATCTTGGTCCAGTGCTCTTTCGTTTCAGCCTGCTTCTGTTTCTTTCGCTCCGGCCGTCGGTGGATCAGAAACGGGGAGACGATGTTGTCTCGGCAGTGGCTGATGACCCGCTGAAGCTCTGGTGTGACCCTGAACCGGATCCATGCCATGTCCGAAGCTTTGGCGGTCTTCTGCTGCACCACGTAGAGGTATCCATCCTTCACGTCTTCGAACTTCATGGACAGAATGTCGGTGCGCCGCTGCGCTGTAATCAGCGCAAGATCAATTGCGTTCTGCAGCCAAGCGGGCGATTTCTCCCGGATGGCTTTCAGGCCTTCGACGGTGTGGCGCTTGCGGGCTTTCTTTTCGATCCGGCTGATCGTGCTCATTGCGGGGTTGTCGGGGCACAGCCCCTTCGCTGCGGCGTGGTTGAATATATCGATCAGCAGTGCGCGGCACTGGTTTGCAGTACGAGGCGTTACCGAATCCAGCAGCTCGGCGATCATGCGAATTGTGATCTGGTCGATAGCCTTGCCTTCGAACGCCTTCCGAAAACGTCGAAAGTGCACCCCGTACAGGTCGAGCGTCCCCTGGGAGAGCTCGCGAGGAGGCAGCACCTTCTCTTCATACTGGGTCAGGAATGCGGTGAACAGCTCTGCTGACTCGCCCATCACTGCGTTAACCAGGTCGGCCCCCTGCATGAAGGCGAGGTTCAATTGCTTGGCCGCGTCTACCGCTTTGACCCGATCGGCGCCGAACGGAAACCACTTTCCATCGGTTGGCCGGCGGTACCGGTATGTTCCGCGCCGATCATCCAGGTAGAGGTTCGGCGGCAAGCCTCTGTTCGACTTGTTACGCGGCCGTGGCACCATCATGCAGCTCCTTTCAATACCATCGCTACGAGCTCGTTTCCGGCGGACTTGTTGAAGGCCGCCCAATCGATATACCAGAGTTTTCCAATCTGCTCGCCCGGGAGCTTGCCGTCTCGGATGTAATTGCGGATCGCTTGGGAGCAGGGCGGCGTGCCGTTCTCCCCCCAGCGCCGGCGGCGGAATTCGCTGATCTTTATCAGTTCGCGCTTCATGTTGGCTACCTCCGTCCGGTGGCTATGAGGGGTTGAGTGCTGGGTATTTGGCCAAGGCTGCGTCGGCGATCTTCATCGCTGCTTGGGCTTCGTTGACGTAGGCAGGATCGAAGCCGCCGCACAGGTGAATCGTTACCTGGCAGGCATGCAGGTTTTCGCGGTTGAGCTTCAGCGCTGCGGTCAGATCCTCGCGCGCTGCGCCTTCAGCCCGGCCAATGTCCCAGAACCGTTTCGCCCAATGACCTTCCGGAGGCTCGTTCGAGTTCTGGTAGCCGAACGCCATGGCGCCGGTGATGGCATCGCACAGGTCACGCTTGTAGGCGTTATCGCCGTCGATGGTAAGGCCGCGACGACGCAATGTGCTGACTACCTCGTCGTCTTGCAGGTCCATATCTTTGAGTACGATTTCTTCTTCTGGCTTGCTGGGTGTGTAGATGACCAGTGCGATTTTTGCTTCTGACCAGAGGTGTTCGCTGATCTTCACTAATGCGTCGTTGGCGATCGTGTTGAAGCGTTGAAGAATTGCAGACATAGGAATTCCTCGCCCGCCGTACACCGGCAGACATGTAGATGGATGAATAAGAGATTTGGAGAAAATTTTGCTCTGTATTGCTACCATCCCCTGCCTAACAAGGAGGGCGGTATGGAAACGTTCGTGTGGGGCTTGGCGCTGGCAGCAGTTGTAGGCATAGGGAAAGTCGCTTGGTCCGCGCCGAAGCTTTACCAGATGCTCCCTAATTGGGTTGTTTTGGTCGCCTTCATCATCTTTCAGACGTGCTTCCAAATCTGGGACTTCGCTATAAGGCTCGATAGCTCGAAACTTCGTGATTTTGCGCCGGCGAAGAGTGCTGAGATGCTTATGCTTTCAGAGACTTTGACGGTTCCAACATCGTGGTGGATCGGCTTAGTGTGCGGTTTCGTCTACCTAATGCTTTTACAAATGCTTGCCGCCCTAAAAATTCATCACGACGAGAAAGTGTCCCAGTAACTGGCATGCCTGCATACGCAGCAGGCAATAGGGATAGGGCGGGGCCGAACGGGCGGCGGGGTTACTGCGTGGCGGCGGGGTGCGTAGCGTTCCACTGTGCGAAGGCTTCCTGCGTAGTTGCCGCAGTGATCGTCTCGTCGCAGGTGTGACAGAAGGCCTTCCCGCCGCACGCACCGACATCGCGATGCCCGAGCTTGCACGGGTTCATATGCCAGTCTTCGTCGCTCAACGCCGCATCGAGTTCCGGATATTCCGGCCGCTCTGGCGGGTAGGCATCTGCCGTCATTGCCTGGTCAATCGCGGCGCGCAAGTTCTCGTCGTAGTTCTCGCCGATCACGCGCTCATGCGGTTTGTCCATCCAGCGCCCGACGATCTCAACGCAGGACGTATAGTCGCCGGTATCGCCCAGCGCGCTGCTGTGATGACGCACGTCCCAAAAGTTCGCTTCCAGCGCGTCAAGCCGCTCCTTGTCCTTTTTCAGGTCGTCGACAAGCTCATCCGCCACGTTCAAGCGCTGCTGGAGCGCGGCGTTCTCGGCCTGCAGGCGGGTTACGTCCGGATGCAGTTCGAGCGTGTCCGCATCTGGGTCGATCAGTTTGTTCGCAGGGTCGAGCAGCACCAACAATCCGAAAGTCACGCGGAAGATTGAGCCGTGATCATTGATTTCCAAAAGCTTGCGCAACACTTGCTGACACTGTTCGGGGTCTTCGATATCGAAGACATCATCGTCACTGTCCATCGCCTCTGGAACCCATTCCTTTTGGAGGAATTCGATAAAGCTTGCGGTTTGCTGGGCGACCTCAAGATCTTGCTCGCTGGCGCGAGCCATTTTCATTGGCATGGCGATATCCCTGTAACCCATTCAGGTTACTTTTAGAGATGTAACCTCTGGAGGTTACTTTGGGGTTGGTCAGGCGGCGACGGCCTGGCGTTGAGTTGCGCGCCATGGGTCGTTGGCGCGGGCGAGGGCGGCCATCGGCGGCGGGCTTACGCTGTTGCCGCACATGTGGACCTGCTCGGTCTTCGTGAACGGCTTGCCGTCGGCGCCGTGCGTGATGATGTAGTCCGGCGGGAAGCCCTGCGCTCGGTACAGCTCGGCCGGTTGCAGCATCCGCAGCCGGATATCCACGATCACGTAGGGGGTGCCCTTGACCATGACGGTGACCAGGCCAAGCCGATCCTTGGTCGTGATCGTTGGCGCCGGCTGATCGCAGGAGCTCATGTTCTCGGTGCCGTAATAGCTGATCAGGAACGCAGCAACCCGCAGCGCCCCTTCTTCATGCTCGGGCGAAAGCTCAAAGCTGACCAGCGAACTCTTTCCGCCACCACCGGCGGTGATCGTCGGCGATGGGTCGGTCAGTGCCTGGCCAACGCTGGCGCCGAACTGACGCTCCATGAAAGCAGTCATCAGGCCGTGATGGGTGCCGCCAGCGCTCACAGTGTGCAGTGGCTCATCCGCTGCCCGGGCGTCACAGTTGCCGCGCAGGTGCAGGAGACTCGCCGTCACCAGTTGCTGCTGACTGCCGGTATTCGTCACCGTGGTCATCGGGTCGTTGAGGCTTTTCGCGTCGGTGGTGTTGAAGCCGCCATTCATTTGCGCCATGAACGCGGTGGCGAAGCCCATGGCGTGGGCGGCGCCAGCTGGGCGCTGGTAGTTGCCACCGCTGGTGATGGTGGGAAGAGGCTCGTCTAGCGCCTTGCCTTCATCGTCGAACCGGAACTTGACCAAGTGCGCAGCGGCAATCGCGTGCTTCACGCCGCCAGCGACAACCGTGCCGAGAGGCTGATCCATATCCTGCGTACGCGGCTGCTGGCCTTCACGTTCACCGTAACCCGTTTGCACGAGGGTAGGGCTGATCAATGTCAGTTCGCCCCGGTTGGCGCAGGTCACGGTCGGCAGAGGTTCGAGTGGATCGTTGATGCGGTCGCCGCCCTGGTGCGTTGCTGGCGCGATCACCGGGCTGACGACAGAGAAAGAACCACCTTTCGGGTAGGACGTCACTGTCCGCAGCGGCTCATTCATCGATTGCACCGCCTCGGTCGACCAGTTCGCGATCGGCACAATGAAGGGGGTAGGGTTGTCGATAACGAACTTCTTCATGCCCTTGGCGATCCGGCGCTTGGTGGCGTCGGCCAGTTCATCCTTGCGCCCGAAGATGCTTTTGCCCAGGTCGCTGAAGTCGATGCACTCGGCGGCGGTGCGGTATTTCTGCTGGCCTTTCGCGGGCTTCTTAGCGTGTGTCGGCTCTGGCCACACAATCGGCTTACCGTCACAGCGAGCAATCATGAACAGGCGCTCCCGACTAGTCGGCGCGCCGAAGTCGCAGGCCTTGATGACGCGCCACTCGACGGCGTAGCCCATGCCTTCCAGCAGATGTACGAACCGGCGCCAGGTAGTGCCGCGGCGCTTCGGATCGGGAACCAGAAACTGCTGGCCTACTGGAACAACCTCGCCAGGTGCGGCGACAACCTTCTCGATGACTTCCTTCCCTTTGGCGTTCAGCACGGTCACCAGCTTAATGGCCCGGCCGCTTTCCTTGTCGCGCTTGGCGATCAGCGGACCCCACTGAAGGATTTGCTTCACGTTTTCCAGGCTGATGACACGAGGCGTTTTCTTGCCGGCCCACTTCAAGCCAATCCACGACAGGTTTCGGATCTCACGCTTGCGCGGCTGTCCGCCAGCTGCCTGGCTGTGGTGCGTACAGTCGGGCGACATGTGAAACCATCCCACTGCCTTGCCGCCGCACTCCGTATCCGGATCACCCTCGAACACGTCGGTGGTGAAATGCTTGGCGCCAGGGTGGTTGATGGTGTGCATGCTGATCGCCTTGGCACTGTGGTTCTTCGCCACACTGACCTTACGCCCGAGACCCATTTCCAGCCCGGTACCGGCGCCGCCACCGCCGCAGAAGAAGTCCACGACGATCTCATCGTCTTGCGGGTCGAAGCCAAGGCCGTACTGAGTTTTGAAATCGAAGGGGTGTTTCTTCTGATGTGCAGACATAGGGGATCCTCGGCAGTGGCGTGATTCATTTTGGTGGGTTATGTTCGAGCCACATAAATCCGAGCGTGGCCGTAATGAAGCAATGGTGTGAATGGTGGAGTAAAAAAATAAATTGGTGGGTAAGCCAAAAGCTTGAGTGGTACGCAGGCTGCGGAACGATGATTTATATGGGCATTATTGTTTTGGTTATGGCCGCAAAACACGATTCTTTATTCGACTTGGAGTTAAACGAACTTGGAGATTTCTTAGCTGGAGCCTTTGGACCAATTGCGTTTCTCTGGCTTGTCTTGGGTTACATACAGCAGGGGGCTGAGCTCCGCCAAGGCACTGAGGCTCTTCTGTTGCAGGCGACCGAGTTAAACTCCTCAGTCAAGCAGCAGGCTGCGATTGCGGAAGCTCAAAGGATCAGTCTTATAAATTATGATAGATCTCTAGAGCCTCTACTCGCGCTTAAATTTGAATCTTATGAATTTATTGAAGGCGATGCGTACGATCTTTATTCACTTACAAATATGGGAGCTTATTGCGAATGCTTGGTTATCAACCACCTACAAGGTCTCGACGAGTTTCGGGCCGCCGGACTTCATACCCTGTTCAAAGATGAGTCAAAAAAGTTCTATTTGCAGCCAAGCAACGATGAACAGATGACCTTATTGGTAAGGTACAAAAGAAGTAATGGATCAGAAGGGGCGCAGGGATTTGTGATTGGTTATCACTATGATGAGGATGGCTACAGTGTGCTGGTTTCAAAACTTCCATTCGTAATTTAGTTGAAGTGTCTGGGCAACCACAAGGGATGGTATCAACGCCCTCTACAGCGTCAGTTCTATCTGCGGTTCTTGGAGCCAGATCGCCGCGCTGTTATGTGCCTCTATCCGGTCTGCGATCACGCTTGCACGCTGGCCAGCAGTTGGCGGTGCGTACATGCCGAAGCGGCTGATGCTGCCGCCATTCACCGCGGCGTTCGTGGAGTCAGCAGAGGCAAATGGCAGGCGCTGGAAGATGGCGGGGTCCAGCATTCTCAAGCCGTGAAGGCGACAGGTCGGGCGGCCCTGATCGTCACAGATGGCGTCCATCGCAGCGCTCATCCGCTTCCACCAGGATCCAGCGCCCGGTGTCGCCCACTGACCGGAGCTGCCGATGGCAACTGTCCGCCAGCACCTTGCCAGCCTCTGCAGCCGATCAAGCGACTCGTGCAAATGCCAGACGGGCACGCCCCGCAACTCTTCAGGCCACTGCCGAACGAGGCTGTCGTTCGCGTCTTCGTCACCGTCGATCACGTCAGGAATGAGCGCCCAGGTGAATCCGGGGTGGCGGTGCCAGTCTTCCACCCACCGTGTATAACCATCGACGTCTACCTGGCCGCCTTTCTTCCACACCGTGAACGCGCCATTGTCGAAAACAAATGACTTGCACACATCGGCCACAATCCCGAGATCGTCTTTGCGGGGGAAGGGCACCAGCGCGTGGCGCCCGGCCAAGAACTTCGCAGCGTCCTCACGCTTTCCGCCGACTGGCGTGCCGTGGTAATGGATCATCCGCTCAGCCTCACGGTTTCAATCTCGACGCCTTGGTGCGTTGCGATGATGGTCTGATCGCCGCCAAGGGTGTCGGACAGGTGGTCCGCAATCTGCTCATGCCAGCCGGTTTTAATCAGTGCCGTCGCCGACTTGATGTGCTCGACGTGGATCATCGCTGACGACTTAATTTCGAGCCGGTAGACAATCATCTCGCCGTCGGCGGGGCAGACAGCCGCAAAGGTGTGCCGGTAGGTGTTCATGCTGATCCTCGTCAGTGGCGTGATTCAAAGTTGGGAATGGCCTACGCTTACCTCTCCACAGGAAGGGAGAAGGTCATGAGCGAGAACCGGGAATTGGCGCTATCTATCGCGCTTGAAGCTGTACTGAACGCAGCGCGCGAGCTTCACGTGGATGTGGATGAGCTTTGCGAGCAGGCAATCGGGTCGCTGACGTTTCTGCCTAAGAGCGTATCGCCGTCTGTTGTTGCCGCTATCCGAGAGATCGAGGTTGCAGCTGATGCGCTCGATTACGACGGGGTGGATGGCGGTTGATCTGGTGGTGAGCTCAGGCTCAGCTATAGCTTTGTCTCGGGGTTTACTCGCTCAAAGAAAGCTAATACTTCTCTCGTCGGATCGGGAAATTAAAATATGACGATAATCGAGGTTTCTAATGGTAAGGGATGACGGAAGAGTGACTTCGCCAGTTGTTATGCTCGACGAACCAATAACCGATCCAGAGGCTGCTATATCATATGCTTCTAATGATCTCGATGCATGGAAGCGACTTTACGAGCTTTGTATCGATCTCAGAAATTTTGAAATATCTCAGCTAGTGCAGCGAAATAATTTCTTCATGATATTTCAAGGTGTTCTTTTGGCTGGTGTTTGTCAATCCGCTGGACAGATTCCTATCGTAAGCTTTATGGTCTGCTTGGCTGGTATTGTAGTGTCTTTGTTACAAGCTGGGATGGCATGTGGCGCAAAATATTGGCAAGTGCACTGGGAAGTAAATACAGTCAACGCGGAAAAATCCATGACGCGTATGATAAAGATTCATGGCAAAATAAGAAATAAAATTGCTACGGATGGAGTCTTGATCGATCCCCTGCTTTTATCGCGTTTACAGCATAGGCAGTTTCTAATTCATTTGTTTCAAGATGACTACAACACCGAATCTATCAAAGCATCATTGGGGGGCAGTAGGATAAAGAGACGCTTCATCAACGGCCTGATAATGCGTCGATTTTCTTCAAGTAGAATACCAATCTATGCTGGAATCTTTCTGTCGCTTATATGGGCAGTCCTTTTGGTCAATACCACTAACCTAAGCTGGGGGGTTAGCATGCCAACCTTCATCTCGGGCTTCCCTTCAAGATAAGGCTGCGCCAAGACGATACACGCTGATTGGCGAATAGGTTGGTGGTGGGCTATACGTGGTGGCCGGCATGGGGCCGGGTTAAGGAGTGAGAAATGACTGAGGAATATAAAAAGGTCTTGGGCATACCAGCGGAAAACACACTGGTTGAAATTGCCTCAAGCCGCGAGCAGCGAAAAGGACAGGACGCAGACTTGTACACGTTCAACGAACTCAACCCGGCAGGCGAGGTTGTAGCAACGCACAATATCAGGGATACGATGTCAGTCTATCCGCCTCAGACCCGGAGAATTATTGTGGAATGATTACCTCGTCTCCGGGGTCATTTCGAATCATTAACATGCTTTTCTGATCAAATAGTCGCGCCACTTTTCCGGATGGTCTGTATTCGTGGCGCGGCGGGGAGAGGAGCGGCAGCGCGCCGCCCGGCCCCAAGCCATGCAGGTGATGAATCATCAAGGTCATTGCCTCACCCTGTTCCTCGATGCCGGACCACTGCATCAAATCCAGCAGGGCCTGCTTAGTCCCTGGTCGAACCTTCAACCTCAAGTCCTCTTCCTGCAACTTCGCGGCCTTCTCGTGCCTGCGCTCGTCGCGCTGCTTCTGATTCAAGGCCATCACGCAGCACTCCGCTCGAACTCGCCGGGCCCACAGTTAAGCAGGTCACAGACTCGGTTGATGATCCGAAGTGCGGCATCGAACACCTTCGCGTCGTCCGGCTCGCGGCTCAGTCGTTTCATGTTTGGCTGATGCTCCAAGCAGACCTTGTCGACCAGACGCCAAGCCAGCTTTCTGAGCTCGTCTGCGCTGTTATGGGTGCGCAGGCTGAGAGCAAAGACCAAAGCAACATCTTCAGGCCGGTACTGCCCGCCGCTCCGGGTGTTGTAGAGCTTCTTTACCGATGTCATCCATGAGGGAAGGCTTACGACTCCTGATGGCGTCTTTTCCATGGTCGGTCTCCTTGAGCCCGCTGGGAGGTAGGTGGTGTTGTGGATTCCGCTTGCGCTGCTGAGGCGCTTTGAAGACGCGCTTCACCGTTTAGCTGCCGGATACTCGATCTGGTAATCGCGAACGAGCCTGCGGAAATACTTGGAGCTAATGCCCATGTGCTGGGTGGCCTTGCGCTGGCTTACACCGATATCGCGGAGGGCTTTGATGCGCTCGACATTCCGAGCATCTTTCACGGGGTCACTCTCGTTATGCACTAGGTTCGCGGCACCGCCATTGGCAGCCCGCTGGAATTCAAAGCCGTAAGCCCGCGCCATGGTGTAGAGCTGCTTGCGACTGATTCCGGTGAGTTCGGCGACTTCCCCCTGCGAAAGCGTCTTGGCCAGATCGCGAACACGATCCAAGTCAGCCGGTGGCATCTTCGGCTTCACTGGCTTGGCCTGAGCCTCCTCGATGTCCGGAACAATGCGCAGATGCTGCATCGATTCCTTTTTGCTGCGACGCGGCGGAAGCGGCTTGCGATCTGGCGATTCGACTGGGGCGGGAGCAGTACGGTACCCGTATGGCCGTGGCGCCGGAATAGGCCTTGCCACCTCTGATACCTGGCCACCGCGGCGAAGATACTCATCCATCGCCGCAGCCAGTTCAGCCGACTTTGGCTGGTTGTGCCGGACCATGCTTAATTCGAGGCTGATCATGCCGCCACCCCAAGAACTCGGTTCATGCGCTCGTCCATGATTTCGTAGAAGTCCTTCATCCGCTGCGAAAGCTTCCGGATGTAGGCTTCGTCCCGGTACATGCGCTTGATAAAAAGAGGCATTCCCGGCCAGAAGCTGACAAAGTCGATCCACTCGCGCTCTGCCAGCCACAAGCCGCCTTGGCACTGGGCTACGTGATCCTTGGGCACCTCATCCTGCAGAATGACGCTGACCTGGAATTTCGGGAGCTTGGTTTTAACTTCAGCCAAGCCATCGGCACCCACCAGAGAGTCTGGCGAATAGCCGGCGCCGTGGTTGAGGATGATCCCGCAATCGCTGGTTTCCACTTCGCACTGTTCGCGGTAAAGGTTCCGGGCAACGGCCTCAAGCTCATGACCGCGTTCCGTGTGGCGATTGCCGGAGAATGGATCAGCCGCTTCACCGGTGATTCGCTCACCGATCAGCGTATCCATGTAGGTGAAGGCCCCGACCCCGAATCCACCTTCACCCTTCCCGTTGACCAGCAAGCATTCGAACTCGGAAGCGGTGGCGATACCCAGTCGCAGGTTCAGCCACTCTTGAGTGCCTTGCTCTACGTTCGTGATGATTTGCATGGCTTACTCCTTCGGGCGGTTGGCTGATTTGTTGAGTCGGGCCAGAACTTCATCCACTTCGGACTTGTAGACGTTCTCAGGGGCGCCGTATTTGGCCTTGAAACTGTCCTGCATCAGTTGGCTGCATTTGCCAAGCAGAGCAGTAATTTGTGCAGCCTGGCCGGCGGTGACTACGGGTTCAGGTGCAGGCTCTGGGCCTGCGCCGTTGCCATCGTCGTCCTCGTTGGTCAGGACGACGTTGAAGATCATCATCGTCAGGTAGCGGCGGGCGTAACTGAATGTCGAGCCGGCAGCATGGACGCCGGTCTTGTTCACGCTGCCCTTGATGCCCGCCGAGTCAATCGGCAGATCAACGTGGTACTGCTTTGTGTGGCCAGCCTCATGCATGCAATCGCACAGGGTCCGGATATGGCCAACCAGCGCGCTGTCGCCAGTTCCGAATGACAGCGAGAAGCCGTGCGCGGTGTAGACCGGGGAAATCTTGCGATCAATCGACTCAAGCGCGGCGTAGGAACTGCTCGTCTGAGCGTTGTACTTGTCGCGGAACACCGGGCCGATTTCAGCCTGGGCGCGAACCATGGCAGCGTTGAAGGCAGCTGCGGCAGTGCGGTCGGTGTGCCGCTCGTACATCTCCATCATCTTCTGCATCTTGTCCGCATCGAAGGCGGGGTCAGTCGCCGCACGCTGGATCATCGTCAGCATTGCGGTGGATTCGTTGGTCGCCGCCGGGCTGGCGACTTGCCGGGCTTCCGATTGCTCGGCGAGGGCTACGTTGCTCATGTCGACCTCAGTATTGAATGGAAATGGCGGGGATCAGATTGCTGGCGATCAGCTTCACAGCGAGGCGCGCGCAGTCTTCGGTCATGCCGTTCTGCATGAAGGCCTCTTTTGCGGCCTTGTAGATGGCGCCTTTGTGCGCCTTGTCGGCTTCGCGGGCTGCTTGCTGGCGGGCGACTTCGGCGGCTTCGGCCTCCTGGCGTGCAATCTCGGCCAATCGAGCCTGCTCAACCGCTGCGGCTTGGCGTTTCTCGGCGGCGATGCGATCTTGCTCGGCCTTCTGGATGGCGGCATGCCTATCGGCCTCAGCCTGAGCAGCAGCGCGGACAGCCTCTTCTGCTTTTACTTGCAGCTGGATACGATCGTATTCAGCTTTTGCAGCTGCTTCCTTTGCGGCAAGTTCTGAGGCGCGCTGCTGGGCGGCGGCCTGGTCTTTCAGGTCCTGCTCGCGCTTTGCGGCTGCCGCCAATTCTGCAGCGGCACGCTCGTCAGCCTCGCGCCGGGCCTTCTCAGAGGCCGCGCGGGCAATGGCGGCGTCACGCTCTTGCTGTTCGCGGATGGCCTTCTCGGCGTTGAACTTGGCGATCTCAGCCAGTTCCGCTTCGTGCTTTGTTCGATCGGCGAGCAGTGAACGAAGGGTGGCCAGCGACCGATCCTTGGCCTGGGCAGCCTCCGGCAGAAACTCCTGCCAACTGTCGCCGAGCGCGACCTGTTCCAGATCGGCAATGACATTAGCTACGTGCGCCGCTGTCGGGGTCTCTGCGAATACAGCCAGGTCCTTGATGCGCTGAATGCCGTCGTTATGAGCGTCGACGCGCTTGTCTTCGGCAGCCTCCCAGTCATCCAATGGTTTGCGCACTTCCTTTTGCCAAGATTCAAGGGTGTCCCACACGCGCTTGCGTTCGGCATCGATCTTTTTGGGGATTTCCTTCTGCTTGGCGGAAATCTCTTTACCGACTGCCTCAAGCGCCGTTTTTGACTTGGCGATCTGGTGTGCCATGGACGCGAAGGCTTCACGACCCTTCCGGGTGGTAAGGTCTGGCAGAGTCTTTTGGAACTCATCGACCTTGGCGCGAACTTGCTGAAGCCATGGCTCAAGGCCGTTGGTAGTGCTGAACACCGTGAGGGCTGTTTCCGCCGGCGGCACTACGGCCAGTTGGTTTTCCGTGGACATGTGTATCTCCCGCGCCATCCGTGTGCCGGGGCGCTGCGATTGAATAGGGTGGGGGTTGAATCAGTGCGGGGCGTAAGCGCTGGCGATCATCCAGGCAGAGCAGAACAGGAGGGTGAAGAAACTGCCGCGCCAGAATGCGATGCGCTTGGCGTGTTGGTAACGGGTCATGGCCACGGCCTCAGTGACTGGCGAACAACATCATGAAGTGCCTTTCCGCTGCGGCTGATCTTCTGTCCACGCAACTGCCATTTTTTGGTGGTCGGCCAGCAATCAACTTTGCGGCCATCGCCTAGGGTGAGCACGACGTGCAACCCGTTGTTAAGCTTCCGGTGCTGGACCCGCGTGTTAGAAAGCCACTTATCGAATTGCTCTAACGCTTCTGCTTTCCGCACAGCCTTGTTGTGCTTGGTCGACCCATGACCGCCACATGCCTGGCAGCAGCGGGGATAGCCAACATCCTCACCGATGAATCCGCAGCAGCTCATGCAGTGCGAGCCGTCGGCCACGTTGTCTTCGTAGAAGCTCACGGCCGAACCCTCACCGCAATTCGTCGCCCTTTCTGCATCGGCGCCAAGCGCTTAGTCAGATCGCAAACCGGGGTCTCGCGCGGCAGGCCGAGCACCTCATTGAACGGAAGGCCGAAGCCTATGACAGCAAGCTTTCTTTCGATGTCGTCGAGCTGCTCGTCGATCAGAGATTTCACGACTGGCGTGCTCATGCGGCAAGCCTCCCGCGACGCTGGAGTATCTTCACCAGCCGCTCACAGTAGTGGTGGAATTCAGGGATGGTGATGACGCCGTTGGTGAGGTGGTCGGTGATTTGCTTCTGCACCAACACCTCGTTGAAAGCAGGGCAGTCCCAGTCCTCAAGCCCTTCAAGCGCAACGTCGATGAGGATGTGCGGGCTCATAGGTCCGCATCCTCTGCTTCAGCCTCAAGGCCTGCTTCGGCGTGCGGCTCGACCAGCGCTACAGCGATATCGAACAGCTTGCCCATCGGCGTTTGGCCCTGACCGAGCAGGCCCAACGCGAACGTCTTGGCCGGCACACCGCCAAGAGCAGCGATGACCACCTGAGCGAAGAAGTCATCAGGATCTTCATCGTCGATCTGCCGCTGATTCAGATGAGTCTGAACTTCGGACAGAAACGTGGAGTACTCGACGACGATGGGGGAACAGGAACGACGACGAATCACCAGGTCACAGCCGCGCATCAGGTTCTCGGCGGTGTCTTCAATCCAGCGGTGAGCCGCTTCTTCATGCCCGGAGTCGTCATCCGGCAGCATGTTGTCCCAGCGGGCTTGCGCTCTTGCGAATGAGTTCATGGTCGCCTCCGTGGCGAGCTGAGACCGCATTGATCAGATGCCCGCGCAGGTGACCAAGCCCGTGCCGTGAAGCACGCGGGCACCTGTCGATGCGGTCGTTGTGGGGTAGGGGTTTGAATTAGGCGATGGCTTTAGTGATGGCAGTTAGTGGCGCATCCCACTCAGCAGCGAAATCCGAACAGTCGCTGCTTTCAAGCCATTGGGAGTGAACAGAATCACAGTCACCGCTTGGAGCGGTACGTGACAGCCAGTCTTCGAATGCCCGCTGCTCTGCGTTATCGACGATGCCCTTCAGAGCGATAAGCAGATCAGGCGCGGCAGCAATCAACTTTGCGTTAGCCGCGTTTTGTTCACGGCTCTCGGCGTCGTGCTGAAACTGGCTGACCATCCCGATGTGGCGAAACGGCTCAAGGCGGTTGACCGAGCCCTCATACCGCGACTCGTCAACTACCCAGGGCCCGGGCGTAAATCTGAAACCGTTCACGCTGCGAACATCTCTTGCTGATGCGGTCGCGGTGTGCAGCGCTGGATCCCAGCGCGTACGGCCGACTCCAGCAATGAGGCGTCTTGTTCAAGCTCCGGGAATGCCCCGGCAAATCCACTCACTGCATCGCGAATTGCGGTTGCTTCACGCTGCAAGGAGGGAATCACGATGCTGCGCATGTTTCCAAGGGTGCACACATCAAGGCTGCATTCCCGGCAAAGCCGGATGTAATCGAGCATGTATTTAGGCACTTCTCGTTCTCCGTTGATTTCCAATGCCGCCTCATAGAAGCGGCATCAGTAAATCGTCATGCTGCAGTCTTGCAGTCAGCCGCTGTCATTCGTTGCCCGTCTTCCAGCTCAACTACGCAAACACTGTTGCGATATCCCCGCTCTGTGTTGAGCCGGTTAGCCTCGAGGATGCAGAGGCTCAGGTCGCTATCGGTAAACACCTGCAGCTCGCCGCGCAGGGTGATGCGGATGACCTTGTTCATGCTGCCTCCATTGCCTGCTGGGCCAGAAACTCGGTAACAGCCTCGGCCGGGGTGCAGCCGTCGCAGTACAGGTCGTGCAGCATGTCGTTGTCCGAGCCGTTGGCTGTTTCGCGTCCGAGAATCTTCTCGGCCTTGGCGATCCAACCGTTCCAGCGGCGCTCTTGTGCGTCTTCGCGGCACTCATCAGCCGCCATCGTTGCCATGTTGAACATCGTGATTCCCTCCGGTTGATTTTCCGGATACCCCTCGCGAGAAGGGCACCGAGAAAATCTGTCTTGTCACTCACTGCGCCCGTCAGGGTCATTCGCACAGTTCGGTCATCACCTCGCCAGAATCAGCCCCTCAATGGCTTTCATCTGGCGCCGGTCGCCTCACAAGCGCAGCGGTTTGTTTCCTTCGGTTTACTGACCTCCCACCGATGGTGCCGGGAGTGACCTAACCGGTTTGGCCGGGTAGTCGTTCATGGCGCTGGTTGTTAAAGAGCGGTTCGGAGCAGTGTGTCGCTGCGATGGGTGAAATATGAACTACAGGTTCACATTGCGTCAAGTACCAAAAGTACATATTTTTCTCTCGGCTCAGTTTCCAGTTCAGAAACTGCCGGTCGAAATGGGATTTACGATGAACCTAAGGTTCGCTATGCTCGCCCTCGATTACTGGATGGATATACAGTTTTTGTTAAGGAGGTGTTTTATGGCGCAGCAAGGCAGCAAGAAGAGTTCAGGGCCGGCGACTATCAGCCCTATGGAGCGGCTTACCATGCGCGTGTCGTCGATGATCAATCACCCGATCGCCCAGGAAAGGCGGGAGGTCAGGATTCATCGGCTCGATACGGACGGGGAGAGGGAGTGGAACGAGATCGTGAATGCGATCTCAGAAGCGGACGGGATCAACCTTACGCACAATCACGAAGATGCATCGATCACGCTGAGGTGGGAGCCTTCGGAGGACGACGAGAAGCCCGCGCAGATAGCGGACCCATTCGAGTCAGAAGAACCGGCGCCATTCTGACGCGCACAAAAAAGCCCGCCTTGCAGGGCGGGCTATTTCACTTGCGGGGAGTTTTTTCCGTGCTGACGGGCGGTGCAACAAGCATATTCTGTTGCTGTTGAATCTGCTCCAATAGCTTTTGCGTAGCTTGGGTCTGCTGTTTGGCGGATTCAACCAATTGCGATGTCTCCCGACCCGTATCGAAGCTAGAAACGCCGAAGCTGAGCATCGCTGCGAGGATGCTGCCCACGCCTATTATTGTGGCGCCTGCAGCTCCCCACACTGCACCCTTGATGTTTTTCATGTGTCCCAATTCGACGTGCATAGCCTTCATCTCGCCTTTAGCCTCAGCCGAGTCCAGGCGAATTTGGGCCATAGCGTCTTTCACAGTCTGCTCAAAACTTTTTAGCCGGACGTCTATGCGAGCGTCCTGAGCTTCAAGATGAGCCTTAAGTTCTTCACGATCCATATCAATCTCTACCTGATCTGCGCTGCTACCAAGCTCGATGGCCGGGATATCAGTCCCTGTAGGGCCGTCTAGGATGATCGGCGGGCCCATTCCTGCTACATCGGTTGCAAGTCGAGTGTAGCGGTCCTGAGCAATCCTGATGGTGTCTGTGATCGACTCGTTTGCAACCGTATAAATGGGGTCCATCGCCAATTCTGACATGCCGTCGATAAAATCTCGGCTCGTTTGACGAACGATGATGGCAACAAAAAAAGCGCTTCCTTGGGTAGCCGAATGAGCTAATCGAGGCCTATAAATGCCGCTAGCACTTTCCATTTTTAACCGGCCTGAGGGGCGGATATGGCTGCTATCTGTTCATCGTAAAGCGCAATGCTTTCATGCAGCGCTTTGGCGAGGCTGCGGGCGGATTCCAAAGGGATAGTAAGGTTCGCAACGGTATAACGAACCAATACCGAGTCATCCTCTTTGACCACGGTTGCCATGCCGTTGTCCTTTGTAATGAACGTCTCGTTTTGAACGTCGATTGAGTCCCTGCCGGCAGTCACCATAACCTTGGGGCCGTGGCCGGTATGGATGACAGTGATGTTGAATGCATCCACCATTTCGTTGACGAACGTTGGTGACTTGATGTGTTTCAGCTTTGTTCCTTCAGCAAACATAAACCTCTCCTGTCAATGCCCCAGTATCGACTATCAGTCGTGAATCTTGAGAAAAATTTAAGACTAAAACCTAGAAATCTCTGACGACTAGCGCTTAGATCTCCGAAGCGCAGATCATGGCTATGTGACCGGGAAAATCCGCTGAATCGCAACCTTCGCGCATAACGAGCAAAGCCCGTTCAAACGAGATTCCCATTCCACACAAACAGCACGCGCGCTTGAATGTAGGTCTCGTCAATGAAAATGTCCTCGGCCTTGTGCTTCCGGTTGTCCGAGATCATCTTGAATTTGTCCTTTCCCTTCATCTGCAGGCGCTTGATGTACTGAAAGCCGCCGTAAGAGAAGTAGTAGATCCCGTCGCCGACGAATTCCCTGATGCTGATATCTACCAGGCAGGGGTCGCCGTGCTTGATGGTTGGCGTCATCGATTGGCCCCATCCCGTGATCACCTTCAGGTGATAGTGTTCCTTGAACTCAACGCCCATCGAACGGAGCTGGGAAGGACTGACGCGAACGTCCTGCAGCATTTCCGGGAAGTCGTGAGCAACCTCGCCGCCGCCCAGCGCGCCGCGCACGTCATAGTGCGCGATCCACACTTCGTCGCCGACCTTGCCGATGCCTGGCTTGTAGGCGTCGTTTACGAGCACTTCGATGGTGTCGTCCTGATCGGTTCCTTCAGCAACTGACAGAAGCTTCTGCAGACGATCGTCGCCCAGCTTCTTGCCTGCCAGCATTTCCCGAATCTTGTCAGCGGCAGTCGACGAATCACCAGCGACGACCTGATCAACGAGCAGCCCTGGCCCGTCTCCCGAACCATGTTGAAGCCATTCGATTTTGACGCCGAGATTTTCGGCAATCGCCTGCATTTTTGCCGGGCCGGGTATCGACTCCCCATTGAGCCATTTGCTGGCCGCTTTGGGGGTGACCTTTGTCATTTCAGCGAGGCGAGCGCCCGCACCCCATTGATCGATGCCTTTCTCGGCAAGCGACTTTTTTAGGCGGGAGGCAAACGCGGCGCGGATCTCTTCTATTTGAACCATAGGTTCAATATCGCATGCCCTTGCATGTACTTTCAGTTCCGACATAATATGTACTGCAAGTTCATATTTAGCCCGGAGGCCACATGAGCCCGCTCAAGAAATCGATTGATGACGCCGGCGGCGTTCCGGTGGTTGCCATGGCATGCGGCAAGACGCCGCGAGCCGTTTACAAGTGGCTGACCGCCGAGTGCCTGCCGCGCACTGAATACACCGGCGAAACCCGGTATGCCGAGCGGATCGCCGGACTGGCATCAGCCAATGGGAAGCCGTTCGAGCCGTCTTGGCTCCTGGCGGAAGCCCACCCTAGGAAATCTGCCGCCTAACCGCGCTTCGAGCTGAGCGAGATCGTCGCCAGTTCGAAGCCGCGCAGAGCCTCTTGGCTCAACTGATCACGTAACTGACTGGCCTTCTGCTCGAACGCAGGCCAGAGCCTCATCTGAGACGACAGGGGCAGGGTGGATGCCAAGGCACCCACAAAGCAGCAGAGGGCGGTTATCTCGCCTTGCAGTTCGGAAGAGTCGGTCATGGATACGTCCTTGATCAGTTGGTAACCGAATCATCGCTGTGTTGGCACAGAGCCACCACGGAAAACGTAACGAGGTTTTACGAATGGAAGACTTTTTGGATGCGTGCCAGTCGGCGGTGAAGGGCAACGAGCCCAAATCATTGGCCGCGAAGATGGGTGTTCCGCATGTGAGCCTGCTCCAACGCGCGAACCCCGACAACGACAACCACCACCTGACCATCGAGCACCTGTACGGCGTGCTGCTCCATACCGGCGATATGCGCCCCCTGATCGCTCTGGCATCCGAGTTTGGTTTCGACTTGGTTGCCCGCGACAAGCCGGCACCGACCGATCTGAACTCAGCGCTGATGCGCCTGCATGTCGATCTCGCTGACGTAACTCGACTGGCCTACGACGCACAGTCGGACGGGCATGTGTGCTCGCGTGAGAAGTCGGAACTGATCAAGGAAGCCGACGAGGTGATCGTCAGCCTGGAAGTGTTCAAGCAGTCCGTAAAGGTCGCCTGAATTTCAGACACAAAAAAACCACCGGGCCTGGTGGTTCTTCAGCAAAGCAGTAAGCGAGAAAAATCATGACAAACATCGTCTCATTTGACAAGTCCCGAGGGTTCACCCGAATGGACAATTCCGTTATGGAGGCGCTTTCCACCGTCGACCTGCCTGCGCGCGAGCTTCGTGTTGTCATGGCAATTGCCCGTCAGACAATCGGGTACCTAGTCGAAACGAAGCGCCTTACCGCCGACGACCTCGGCAAACACACCAACATGCGCCGCGACGTCACGTCGAAGGCAATCAGTCATCTGCTGGAGCGCCGGATCATCTACCGCATCGGTGGAAGCCGTGGCGACATCGGCATTTCACCGGTTTCCGAATGGGTTTTCTACGAGGAAAAACAGCCGAATCTCACTGAGACCAAAACGTCTCACTCAGACAATATCGTCTCACTGAGACAGGAAACGAGTGAGACCAAAACGGCAACTTGCCTTCCTTATACAAAGAAAGAACCCCTATTAACTCTTCCTTCGGAAGAGATTAATCCGCCCCAAGCCGAAGAGGCCCCGGCTAAGCCTGAACGCAAAAAGCCGTTCGGCCTGACCAACCTCCTTGCCAACAACCCTCACTGCCTGACCGAAGGCCTGCTCAAAGACTGGCTGGCCCTGCGCAAGGAGAAAAAGGCCGCCGTCACCGAGACCGTCTGGAACTCGCTGAACGCCGAACTGGTGAAGTGCGTTGATCTGGGCATCGCTGCCGATGTCGCGATGACTGAGGCGCTCTCCGCTGGCTGGCAGGGGTTCAAGGCAGCCTGGATTGCTAACCGCATCGCTGAAAAACCAGCCGCTGCACCCTCCGCATCACGACACCACGGCTTCGCCGGTCGCGACTACACCGCAGGCCTGACCCAGCGGGAGGACGGCAGCTATGCGCTCTGAAAAGGTGATTGCCATGTCCGACGTGAAACAGGCCGCCGGCCAGTGTATCCAGCCAGCCCACTGCGAAAATCACGGCCCGTTCGAACAGCGCGTCACCGTGCTGCTGGGGCGCGAGATCGTTGGCCGCTGCCCTGAGTGCGAACGCAAGGAGCGCACCGAACGCGAAGCCAAGCAGCGCGCCGAAGAGATCCGGATCAAGCGTGAAGCCATGGTGAAGAAGCTCGGCGCGGCGCTGATCCCGAAACGCTTCGCTGATCGCACCCTGGACAACTACCAGGTCGAGCACGAAGGCCAGCGCAAGGCCTTGGCGTTCTGCCGTCGCTACGTCGCCGCGTTCGCCGAGATCGAGCGCACGGGTCGCTGCCTGATGCTGCTGGGCCAGCCCGGTACCGGAAAGACCCATCTTGGCGCGGCCATGGCCAACGACCTGATGCGAGCTACCTCGGCCACAGCCGTGTACCGGACGGTCGGCTCAATCCTGCAGTCGATCCGCGCGACCTACGACCGCAACAACGAGCAGTCCGAGGCCGACATCCTGTCCAGCCTGATCGAACCTTCGCTGCTGGTCCTCGATGAGGTTGGGGTGAGCAAGGAGCAGCCGAGCGACTTCGAGCTGACCACCCTGTTCGCAATCATCAACGGCCGGTACGAGCAGATGCGGCCAACCGTAGTGATCTCCAACCTGAGCGGCGATCAGCTTCCGCTGGCGATGGGCGAACGTTGCGTTGATCGCCTGCGTGAGGGTGGCGGGGTGGTTGTCCCTTTTGACTGGGAATCGCAGCGCGGCAAGGAGGGGTTCTGATGACTGTACGTCTCGCAACACCAGTGGAGGCGCGTCAAGCCCTCGAATTGGCAGTAACCATGACGAACCATCGAGTGCGCTATGTGAGCGTTCCGGTTCTGAGCGACGACGATTACGACCAGATGCTTGCTCTGTCGATGTCGCGTCTGGACTCGCTCATCGATCGCGCAGAAGCGGAGGAAGCCCGCCCATGACCAGCCGAATCTGGATCGTGCTCACTCTCATCACCTTGTTAGCTGGGTATGGCTTTAACCACAAGGTGGAGCGGCCTGCTCAGTCCGTGAATCTGCAGGAGGTTTTCCGATGAGTCCACTGATCATCCTGCAAACCCAACCATGCCCGGTCAGCTGCGTGTCCACTTGCCTGGCAATGATTGTGAATCGCCCGGCGGCTGACGTCATCGAGGAACTGCACAAGCCATACCGAGACGGCGACCTGACTCTTCGCGAAATGCTTGATTATCTGGGCGTCAAATACACCGCTTTCTATAGCCTAGACACACCACCTCTCGCAGACGAGGGGGTTTATCTGTGCACGGCGCCGTCTCTGAACATCGAGGCAGGCAATCACCAGATCCTGATCGAAGTAACGGACGAGAATTATTTCGTGCTCGATCCAGTCCAGGGTCGTGAGGGCCGGAAGTTTTACGTGGCGCGCGGGAAGGGCAACGGTGACCCGTTGGCGATTGATCTTGGCGGATTCGTGATTGACGCATTCATCGCTCGGGACTGCCTGGTAACCCTGAGATCTCACGCTGATCAGGAAGAGGTGGCCGCATGACTGATCTCATGCTCCGCAACGAGAACGACCGCACGCGCCTGATGGGCTACCTGCAAGGCCTCGACCTGACCAAGCCCCTGAAACTGACCATCGTCGAAGTCCGCAGCAAACGCAGTGACGCGCAGAACAAGCTGCTCTGGATGTGGAACGGCCTGATCCAGGCTCACCTACGGGATTCGTTCGGCCAGATAGCCAGTTCGGAGGAGTGGCACGAGATCCTGGTGTCGCGCTTGTGGCCGGCTGAAGTTCACCCTGTCCAGCTTCCAGATGGCACGCGCTACCGCGTCGGTCGGGCAAAGACCCGCAGCTTTACCATCGCGCAGATGACGACCTATCTGGAGCTGCTGGACGCTTACTGCGCTGAGCACCTGCAGCTGCTCCTGCCTCATCCCGACGACCTGATGTACGCCATTTACGGCGAAAGGAGAGTGGCATGAAGACCATCAAGGCTCTGATCAGTGCGTTGGCGACCATCCTCGAAGCCGGGTATCACGCTCAGCCCATGTCCGTTCAGTTCGGGGGTGAGCTTTGATCCTGCAATCAGCAAAGCCAATTCGGCCGAAACGCTGCCGAGTCGCCGGGTGTGGTGCAACCTTCACGCCGACGCGCAGCTTTCAGAAATGGTGCTCGCCGGACTGCGCGGTAGTGCTGGCCCGCCAGGCGCAGGAAAAGCAGCGCAAGTCGATTGCCCAGCGCGAGCGCCGCGAGATCAAGGTACGGAAGGAGAAGCTGAAGAGCAGGGCAGAGCACCTCAAGGATACCCAGCAGGCTTTCAACGCATGGGTGCGCGAACGAGATGCCTTGCTTCCCTGTGTGAGCTGTGGACGTCACCACGAAGGCCAATGGCACGCGGGACACTACCGTACCGTATCGGCGCATCCGGCGATCCGCTTCGAGCCCCTAAACGTCTGGAAGCAATGTGCTCCGTGCAATACGCACAAGTCAGGCGACTTGCTGAATTACAGGGCTGAGCTGATACGGCGGATCGGAGAGGAAAAGGTTTTATGGCTCGAAGGGCCGCATGAGCCAAAGAAATACACGATCGACGACCTGAAGGCGCTGGCAGCGCTTTACCGGGCAAAGACCAAAGAGCTGAAGGGGAGAGCAGCATGAAGATCAATTCGGCACGTCAGGCATGGCACGACTGCACCTATAACCCGGCGCCGGGTCAGAGCTCAGACGTCGTTCAGTTGGGCGTGGTGGTCCAGGCCACCGAGCCCGGGCCGACCGCGAACCACGCCGTACACAGCGCGCTGGCGGGTCACATTCAGTCCGTCATTGCCAAGCTGCACCCTCAGGTCCGTGTGTTCGGCGAGTACATGTATGCCGCGCACCGCAGCGACGATATCCGCGAGGCGGCGGAGGAGGTGGTGTTCGGCATGGTCGTCTCCAAGTCCAAGCGCATGACAGCGAGCAAGCGCGAAAAGTTGGAGTACGTGGTGAAGGGTGTGATGCGCCGCTATCGGTACATGCACCAGGGCGGTCAGTCCTCTAATGAGGACCCGCTGATCAAACCGGAAGGTTTTCGCTCGTGGCTGATGGCCGAGTACGGCGTGCGTCTGGAATCCTGTGCCTGGGGGCGCGACTGGGAGCCGGTTATCACGCTAATTTTCGAGAGCTGTGAGGATCTTGATAGGATGGCCCTCAGCCCGGTGGGGGCTGCGATTTACCAGATGAAGGAGGCGGCATAGCTGTGCACTATGGATGTGACCATTGGTTGGTGGGATATCGCCAAGATTGTGCTTGCCAGCGGTGCTTTGGCTGCTGGATTGCAGTGGCTAAAAGAAAGCCGGAAGGATGCCAAAAAATTTAAGGCCGAAGCGACGTTAAATGCGATCGGACTGGTCGGAATTCTGGATCGATACGTCGGGCGATGTTATCGAGAAGTTAAAAAGTATGACGGGGAAGTGCAGTACTACGTCGACTCGGACTGGTGTGTCACCCCAGAACTTGATATCGGCGATGCAAAACTTGACTACTTCAGTGCGTCCGTTCTGGCAAGACTGGCTTGGTTAAAAACCGAGCGCACACTGGCCTTTGATCACGCCGCTGATACCCTTGATTTTATGCACGACGCGGAAGGGTATCAGGATCATTGCATCAGCATCACCGGATACTGTGGCTATGAAATCGCGTTGGTTGCCCAGACAGTTCGCAAGGAGCATGGCCTTCCTGAATTGTCTTCAGAATGGAATATGAAAGGAAAGGTGAGTGAGTTAAAGATTTATTGGTCGAGAGCGAAAAATACCCTCCAATAGACCATTGACTTCCCGCACGGCTGAGGGCATCATTTCGCCACATTGAGTATTTTGCCTACGGCAACTTGCTGTAAGAACCCGGCCTTGGAGTCGGGTTTTTTTATGGGCAGGATTGAATCTGGCCAGCATCGTTGAAGTAGCAGTTCTTCCCGCGTTCCTTGCTATACCGAAGCCCATTTCCCAATGGCACTCCATTCCTGTCCTGAAGCTTCTCATTCAAGCGAGTGCAGGAGGGTGTGCCGCTGTTCTCTCGAAACATCGAGGTCTGTTCTTTGTCGCATTTCGCGCGAAGGTCTTCGGTTATTTCAACTGTGTGCCTGTCGTAGTCGTTGGACATCTTATCCAGTCGATCGCAAGTCGGCGTTCCGTTGTTATCGCGAAACATTGAGGCGCGCTCCTTTTCGCATTTCTGCCTCATTTCTTGTACCTGCGGACTGTCTGCCGCCACCGCGACGACGGGGGTCAACAACGCCAGGACAATTACCAGATTTCTCATCGACACCACTCCTTTGCCGCCGCTGTCCTGCCTGGTTTATTTCGTTCAGGCGACCAGCGTGTGGTTTTTATTTCGCGTGGAAAATAAAGAGAGGGCGACTCCAGAGGGTGCTGTAACACCCAAGGGAGACGCCAGATCGCAGCGTGTACCTGCAAGCCAGCCAAGGCCCTCACTGCTCGCGCGAGCGGGGCGGAGCCTAGCAGAAAACCATAAGGCTTTGCAGATGTTGAAAGATTGCAGATGTGGAACGTGCAAAAAACTTCTCGCCCGTATCGGCGAGATGACCGAGCTCCAGATCAAATGTTCCCGATGCGGGACGTTGAATCATGTGAGGGCCACGAGCCCCGAGCGATCGCCTTTGAGCGACATGAAAGCGGAAATCTCCGCGACAAATCATTCGTCTCGATAGGTATTCAAATGACGCTTACGATCTACCCACCAATTGCTCAGAACGGCATTTCAGTCCTGCTGCCCCAAACAGAAATTAGACTAGGGCAGTACCTGCAGTCGCCTAACAAGCGCTGGAAGCTGCTCTACAAGCAAGAAGACACGGATCTGGTTCTATTCGACGGTGATATTGCAGTCTGGTCGGCTTATTGGGCAACACCGTATTCGACGCAGATATACCCACAGCGCTACGACGTGGGCGAATACAGCCGCGTGATGATGAACGGCCATTTGTCTCTAATGGACCGCGAGCGTGGTCGGATCTGGAACGCGACTACCAGTACTCCGCTGGACGGCAATTTCGCTGCCGCCGCTGTCCGGACCTTTACCCAGCTTCAGGATGACGGCAACCTCGTTACCATTGACGCGATTCCAGTCTGGGCCGCCAATAAGTCAATCCCTGTAACACCAGATATTCCTGCTGTGCTAATCCCACCAGGCACCAGCCTCGCTCAAGGGGATCAGCTTAAAATCGGTTCCTATTTGTTTGTGTTCCAAACTGACGGGAATCTGGTGCTTTACGGCCCAAACAACTCCGTTGTATGGGCTAGCTACACCCAGGGCGGAACCATTGCTGCAATGCAGGAAGATGGCAACTTCGTGATCTACGACGGCAACATGAAGCCCCTCTGGTACACCGGCACTACCGCCTTCCCAGGCGCTCATGCACGTATCCAGGCGGATGGCAGCTTTTCCATCGTAGTCCACAAGGTGGTCTGGGCTAGGTTTGGCTACACGCCTGTCGTAAAGGCGCGTCCTGTATTTTACCCGGACAACAGCGCTGCCGGGCCTAAGACCTACGATCATGTTATCTACACGTTCTAGTCAGTAGCTGAACGCGGCCAGTTTGACTTGGCAAGGAAAACTGGCCGTTTATAGCTGAAAACCCTCTTTCGTCACACTAAACAAACTTCTAGCCCCGGCACATATGGTGGGGCTTTTTCATGCCCAGTACGGAGTCGAGCGCATGGAGTTACTTCACCGCCTGCTCGACAAACTCGACTGGCTTGTCGCAGGGCTGATTGGCGCGATCGTCGCCAGTTGGTGGCACAAGGATGACCTCAAGGACCTATGGTCCTGGGCGATCTTCCTCGTCACCGGGATTGCCTGCGCTTTCTACCTGACCGGCATCGTGTGCGACCGCTTCAGTGTGGTCGAGCCCAGCGATGTAGCGGGAGTCGGGTTCCTGCTCGGCGCGTTCGGCGGCTCCCTGATGGCAGCCATCAATCGCGCCATCAAAGCCGCTGACCTTTGGGCACTCATTCGCCAGCGGTTCGGGGGAGGCAATCCACCATGAACCTTGAACTGATCAACTCCATCGCCTGCGGCCTGATCGCGCTGTGGGCCACCTGGTGCGTGCTGAGCGGGAAGGTCCGTGATGGGATCGTCGGCAAGGTCATCTACTCGGCAATCGCCATAAGCGGCTTTGTCGTGATGACGCGCAACCAGACACTTTTCTTCGGCCCGACTAATGCCGGGCTAACGCTTCATGCATCCCTATGCTTGGCTGGAGTACGCCACATGTTCATGGTCACGTATTGGCCTGCTGTGAAGAAGTGGATCTGCTCGAAGTTGAACTGCGAGCATTGCCTACGTGATCCGCGCTTTGGTGCGCAGCCTGGTCAGGTAGATCGTCGCCGCCGGCCGCGCTGATCCGCGCCACAAATTAAAATGCGCCCGTTTCGTGGCGCGGGATATTTCGGAGCAAGCCATGCCCAGAAAACCTAAAGAGCAGTTGCCGCCGCCCGCCCAGGAAGCGCCCCCTGCTGTGGATATCAATGCCGAGGTCGGCCATCTCGACCGAGCAATCACGACCGCCCTCAACGCGGCAGTGGCTGGTGGACTGCCAAAAGGTTACATAGTCGCGGTTCTCCACGCTCACGCGTTGAAGCAGACACAGCAGCTGTTGGGTTGAGCCCATGACGACCATTGCCTACAAAGACGGCGTCATCGCCTATGACTCCCGTCAAACCCGAAGCGGCTCGATTGTCTCCGACGATGCTGAGAAGTCCGAGCTTGTGAATGGCGTTCGATTCTTCCTGGCGGGCGCTGTGTGCGACATGCCGGCGCTGATAACTGCTTACTTCGGTACACCCTCGCCCGTGCCCCTGGAGTGCTCAGGTTACGTGGTGGATGGCGGCAAGCTGCTGCTGATCGGTCACGACGACAAGACGGGCATCTGGAAGCAAGAGCTCGACTTGTCCAATCCTGATGCTATCGGATGTGGCGCTCCGTATGCGTTGACCGCAATGGATATGGGAGCCAGTGCCACTGATGCGGTGCGAGCTGCGATGAAGCGGGACATTTACACAGGCGAAGGTGCGAGCCATCAGGATATCTGTCGAACCAGGTGTTCACGCGGTTTAGGCTCGGCTATCACAGGCTGGCACATGCGCTGCTTGAAAGTCGAATCAAATGACCACACTCTCCAGTAAAAGCAAATGGAGAGCAGGAAATGGCAGAGCTTAAGGTAGGCGACCTTGTAACTCACCCCGGTGTTGATTACGTCATGCGCATCACTGAGATTGGGCCGCGGCAGTACAGACCTGATCCGGCCATGTGGGCCAAGTGTCAATGGGATGATGGAACGCAAACCCATGGCCGCGAATTCAAGCTATCAGGCCTTGAAATTGCCGTCCGCCAGTCAGGTCGCAACGATTGAGTTTAAGGAATCGGAAATATGAAGCAACCCGACTGGGAGGCCATCGAACGCGCCTTCCGGGCGGGTGCGCTTTCCATCAGAACAATCGCTGACCGCCACGGCGTCAGCGACACCGCCATTCGCAAGAGAGCCAAGGCCGGCGGATGGGAGCGAGACCTATCCGAGCAGGTCCGTAAAGAGGTTCGCAACAAGCTGGTTCGCGGCGAGGTTCGCGCTGACCAATGTGCGAACCACGAGCAAGACGCTGAGATTATCGAAGAGGCCGCAGAGGAAGGCGCCACGGTAGTTCGCAGCCACCGCCGCGACATTCGCAAAGCCACGAACCTTGCGAACCTGCTGATGGATGATCTGCTGACCACGATCAGCAAGCGAGAAGAGATCGAAGATTCGATCGATGCTGAGACCGCTAACGACACCAACGGCATGCGCCGGGCAACCATGCTCGCTGCCGTCGGCCTCCCCAGCAACGCAAAGACCCTGTTTCAACTCTCGTCGGCCATGAAGAACCTGCAGGTGCTTGAGCGCACCGCTTACGGCCTGGACGACAAGGAGCAGCCGAACGACTCGGACGATCTGTCCAAGCTGATGGATGAATTATCGAAGGAAGCCTGACCGATGAAGCCCGAGCACCTGAATTTGCTCCGGGATCGGTATTGGCGTCTGAACAACCTATACTTCATCACCGACAAGCTCGGGAAGAAAGTCCGCTTCCGCATGACGCAGGAGCAGATCGATTACTTCCAAGGCATGCACACCCGCAACATCATTTTGAAGGCGCGTCAGCTCGGCTTCACCACGCTGGTGTGTATCGTCCAGCTGGATGCTGCACTGTTCGAGTCAGCCAAGTGCGCGCTGATCGCTCACACGCTGAACGACGCGAAGCGCTTGTTCCGAGAGAAGGTCAAGTACGCTTACGACAACCTGCCGGCGGAGATACGCCGCGCCAATCCCGCGCGCAACGATGCTGCCGGCGAGCTGGTGTTCAGCAAGGGCGGATCGCTCTACGTCTCAACGTCGTTCAGGGGCGGCACGCTTCGCTACCTGCACGTCTCCGAGTTCGGGAAGATCTGCGCCAAGTTTCCGCACAAGGCGCGCGAGATCGTCACGGGCGCATTCGAGGCGGTGGCGGCAGATTGCTTCGTCACCATCGAGTCGACTGCTGAAGGCCGGGCCGGATATTTCTTCGACTACAGCCAAGCAGCAGAGAAACAACAGCTTTCCGGTGTTCCGCTGGGCCTGCTGGACTGGAAATTCTTCTTCTTCAGTTGGTGGCGAAACCCGTTTTATTGGCTCGATCCTGAAGGCGTCATCATCCCGCAGCGGCTGACCGACTACTTCGATGGCCTGGCCGCCAAGCACGGAATCGTAACCAACCCCGGGCAGCGCGCCTGGTACGCGGCTAAGGAAATGACGCTCGGCGACGACATGAAGCGGGAATACCCGTCGATTCCCGTCGAAGCGTTCCAGCAGTCGGTTGAAGGCGCGTATTACTCCAAGCAGTTCGCGAAGCTCTACGCGGCGCAGCGCATCGGCGTGCTGCCCGACAACAGCCACCTCCCGGTCCACACCTTCTGGGACATCGGCGTCGGCGACTCCACGGCGATCTGGTTCGTGCGGATCGTCGGTGAAGAGTTCCACATCATCGACTTCTACCAGAACAGCGGCGAAGGCCTGCGTCACTACATGAAGGTGCTCAAGGATCGGGGCTACACCTACGGCGAGCACTGGGGCCCGCACGACATCGATAACCGCGAGTTCGGCAGCGACGGCAAGACCCGCCGCGAGCTGGCCCGTGAGGGCTACGAGATCGACGGCCAGCGCTACAGCCTCAAGTTCTATGTCGTGCCGAGGCTCGGTATCGATGAAGGCATCGAGCAGGCGCGCGAGATCCTGCCTGCATGCGCTTTCGACGAATCGAAGTGTGAGGAGGGCATTACAGCCCTTGAGAGTTACCGCAAAGAGTGGGACGACAAGCGCGGTTGCTGGAAGGACAAGCCTCTTCACGACTGGTCGTCACACCCGGCAGACGGGTTCAGGTATTTCGCAGTCACTATGGCAAGACGCAAGCGCACTGGCGGCGTCCGCCGAATTGGAGGTTTGGCGTAATGCCTGTTCAATCCACAAATCCAGAATACGAAGTCCACCTGCCCGAGTGGCAGATGATGGACGATGCGCTCGAAGGCGCATGCGCGATCAATCGCAGCGCGAAGTATCTGCCCAAGCCATCTGGCATGGTTGAGGCGGAGAAGATCGATGCGGCAGGGAATGCCTACCTCTACAGAAACTACCGCGACCGGGCTCAGTACGAGCACTGGGTGCGGGACTCTCTGCGCTCGATGATGGGCTTGGTCTCCCGGCTCATCCCTGAGATCAGCCTCCCGTCTGGGCTTAAGGATCTGGAAGATAACGCCACCGCCGACGGCTTCGCCCTCAAGCAGCTGTTCTTGCGCATGGTGCGCCAGACCGTTTCCCACGGGCGCATCCCGCTGGTGGTGAACGTCGACGACAGCGGCAAGCCGTACTTCTCGACCTATGCCACCCGCAATGCGATCAACTGGGACACAGCGGACCAAGGCGGTCGGCAGGACCTGGTACTGGCTGTGTTCCGCGAATTCCGGCGCAAGTCCGAGGATCGATACAGTCACGAATGCGTCACCGTCTACCGCGAGTTCTACATGGTCGGCAACGTCTGCTACACGGCGGTGCGCGACGAGGGCGGCGAGCTGATCGAGGACGAGCGACCACTCGGCACGATCGGCAACAATAATCAGCTGGTGCGCGGCTTGGGTTACCTGCCGGTCATCTACTGCGGCTCTACCGACAACTCCCCGGACGTCGACGAAGTCCCGCTGCTGACAATGGCGCGCGCCGCCGTCAAGTCCTACCAGCTGAGTGCCGACTACTTCACCGCGCTGCACCAGACCAGTCACCCGCAGCCGTGGGTCGCCGGCCTGGACGAGAAGGTCGAGCTGACCGTGACCGGCCCATCTGCGGCTTGGGATTTGGGCCCCAGCGGATCGTGCGGCTATCTGGAATTCCAGGGCGCGGGAATCGAGGCTGTTCGCACGGCGATGAGTGACCAGAAGAGCGCTGCGCTTGAAGCTGGTGCCAAGGTGATGGATGCCACCGGCGGTACTGAGTCGGGGGAAGCCCGGAAGACTCGCCAGAACGACCAGCACGCCACACTGCACAGCATCGTCATGTCTGTTGCAGAAGCGATCGAGCAAGGCCTGCGGTATGCGGCTGAGTGGACCGGTTACAACCCCGACGATGTGACGTTCACGGTTAAGCCTGAGTTCATCACGCCGGTGGTCGATCCTCAGGTTCTGGCAGAGCTGCAAAAGGCCGTGATGGCCGGAACTGTCAGCGCGGACACCTACTGGCTCTACCTCACCACCGGCAAGCTTCCCGAGCGGGGCTACGACGATGAGTCGGAACTGATCAGCGACGAACGTGAGTCCGCTGGCATCAACCTGGACAACCAAAATGGCGATAGTACCGGCAGAACAGGACGCGCAGCTGCTGGAGCAGACGACCCGGCACTCAGTGATGATCGAGCGGCTTAAGGCTGGCGAGGTCAAGAAATTCGGGAAGTACCTGCGCCAGATAGACACGGTCGTGAGGGACCAGCTGACCCGAAAGGAACTGACGACCTACAGCCGTCAGCGTCTGGAAGAGTTCCTGGCGCGCGTCGATGGCAAGTTGCTCGACATCTACAAGGCCTATGCCAATGTGGTTCAGGCTGACTTGGTCGACATCGCGCTCTACGAGTCGACGTTCGAGGCCAGCAGCCTGAATCATGCGTTCTCGATTGATGCTGTCGTGCCGAGCAACGCGGTGATCCGAGCGGCGGTGTTCTCCTATCCGCTTCAGGTGAGCGGGCTCGACGGCGGCAAGCTGTTGAAGCCATTCCTCAGCGGCTGGACTCGCGCCGAGACGATGCGAGTCACCAACACCATCAGGCTCGGCTTCGGCCAGGGCCAGACGAATGCCCAAATAATCCAGGCCGTTCGCGGTACCGCCGGGCAGAACTTCACGGATGGCGTCCTGGCAATAAGCAACCGCAACGCTGCATCAGTTGTGCAAACCGCGATCCAGCATGTGGCCACCACCGCGCGGATGGAGACGCTGAAGGCGAACCCTGATGTCGTTCAAGGCTACCGCTGGGTGTCGACACTGGATCGGAAGACTTCGCAGCAGTGCAAGGGCCTCGACGGTCGAGTGTTCAAGGTCGGCAACGGGCCGCTACCTCCGGCGCACATCAATTGCCGGTCGACCACCACGGCGGTGACTCGGCTCGACGACTTCTTTTCGGACGGTGCCACTCGCGCTTCAATCGGCGATGACGGTGGCGGGCAGGTCGATGCCTCGCTGACTTATTACACCTGGCTGGCAACTCAACCCGCCAGTTTCCAAGATGCGGCGCTGGGTCCGGTGCGCGGAAAGCTCTTCCGCAATGGAGGTCTCTCGCCTGAGAAGTTCGCAAAGCTGCAGCTCGACAAGTCATTCAAACCGTTGACCTTGGCCGAACTCAAAGAGATCGAGCCGGAAATGTTCAAGCGTGCCGGTGTAAACTGACCGCCCATCCCACCAGGGCGCGCCATGATCATCGTCGAGCACGGTAAGGGCGACAATCCCGAGGCGAACAGCTACACCGACACGGACGCGCTCCGGTTCCATGGCGACTACTACGGGTTTCCGGTGCCTGCTGATGAGCCCGGCCGAGCCAAGTATCTGCTGAAGGCTGCGCGGGCTATGGATGCGATGCAGTGGAAGGGCAGGCCCTCATCATCCAGACAGCCTTTAGCCTGGCCTCGCGACGGGATCGTGCTCGACGGGGAACTCCTCAGCAAGTCGATGATCCCCTACGGCATCTGCCACGGGCAAACCATGCTGGCCATCGAGCTCTACGCCGCTGATCACGGAATAGAACTGCAGGAGCCCACGCATGCGTTCGACGGTAAGAAGCGGCTGTCACTGACGCGCAGCACCTCCGGCAACCGCAACCATCCGCCGCTGTGGGTGGAAAGCAGGACGCAATTCGCGGATTATCTCGCACTGCGCGGCTTGCGCTTGGTAGCTAAGGGATAGCGAATGTTCAAATTGGTGTGGCGGGCGTTCTTAGTTGTTATATTGGTCACAGCTGTTGGTCTCGCATTTATGCTCGGCGTATCGTTCGGGCTCAGCAACAATCACGACAAGTTCATATCAGAGACGGTGCCGGTCCTCTCCATGTTAGGCGGATGGGTCTCGGGCATTGGGGCTTTAGCTGCGGTTCTTGCTACTTTGTGGCTCGCCGACAAGCAGCGCAGAGGGGATGTAGAGCATTTGCGAGTGTCGATGAGCATGGGGCTGGTAAATCCAGACTATCCTTGGTTCATCGGCGTGCAGGTAGTAGCAGATGGAAACAGACCAGCTACCGTTAGATCACTGACCTTCACCTCCCCCCATGCTCAGCACGCTGTGCATATCACTGGTTTCTTGCATTTTGGAAGCCAGTTACCGGTTCAGCTGAGTTATGGCGAGAAAGCTGAATTCAATCTGGAATACGGCACTGGCAAGCAGCTTAAGGACTTCGTTGATAGGTACTGCGCAGGCAAACCAAATGGCCTAAAGGTAGTAGTTTCCACAAACTTAAATTCATTTTCCGCCAAGGTGGACCCAAATTTCTTAACGCTTGATGATTAGGTTCTGAATCTCATACGACCCGCCAATGGCGGGTTTTTTTATGCCCGCGAAGCGGGAAATCAAACCCAAGGGGTGTACCAAGTGGCAGACGAAAACCAGATTGATCTTGATGACCAGGCAGTGAAGGACGCCATCGCGGCAGCTGTTGAAGCAGCAACCGCCGGGCTCAAGAGCAAGAATTCCGAGCTGCTTGGCAAGCTCAAAACTTCCTCGACCGAACTGGACAGTTTCAAAACCCAGTTCGAAGGCCTGGATATTGCCGCGGTGAAAGGCCTCCTGACCAAGGTCGGCCAGGACGAAGAAACCAAGCTGATCGCCGAGGGCAAGCTGGACGAGGTCATTACTCGTCGTACCGAGCGCCTGCGCGGCGACTATGACAAGCAACTGGCCGCCGAAAAGTCCCGCGCCGACAAGGCCGAAGCATTCGCTGCGAAGTACAGCGACAAGGTGCTGGCCGACTCCATCCGCGCTGCCGCCATCAAGGCCGGTGCGCTGCCTGAGGCTGCCGAGGACATCATCCTGCGCGCCAAGGGCACCTTCAAACTCAGCGACGACGGTGAGGCGATCGCCACTGACCGTGATGGCGAGGTCATCTACGGTAAGGACGGCAAGACCCCCCTGTCCCCGCTCGAATGGGCGGAATCGCTACGTGAATCAGCAACACACCTCTGGCCAAGGGCTCAGGGAGCCGGGCAGACCGGCGACAACGGTGGCAAGGCCACGAAGAAATGGGGCGAATACACGGAGTCTGAGCGCGCCGCGCTGGCCCGCGACAACCCCGATGCGTTCAAAAAACTCTTGGCCACCAAAGGAACCTAATCCATGGCAACGACCCAACTGGCGGACATCTTTGTCGCCGACTATTACGGCACTATCGCGCCGGTCAACTCTCCTGAAAAGACCGCGGTCTTTGACTCAGGGATCATCGTCAAATCGCCTGAGCTGGATGCCATCGCGCAGAACGGCCAAGGCACCTCGGAAATCAGCTACTGGCAGGATCTGGACGCTGACGAAGAGCCGAACATCTCGAACGACAACCCGGACGACCTGGGCGAAGTCGGCAAGGCAGAGCAGGGCACTATGCGCGCCCGTACGCTCTACCTCAACAAAGGCTATGGCGTTGCTGACCTGACGTCCGAGCTGGCCAACACCGAGCCGATGCAGCACATCCGCAACCGCTTTGGCACCTACTGGACCCGCCGCTGGCAGCGTTACCTGCTCGGCGCGGCCCGCGGCGTGATCGCATCGAACATCGCGAACGACGCCGGTGACATGGTGGTGGATGCCGGTGCGACCATCAGCGCCGGTGCCTTCCAGGATGCTGCTTTCACCTCTGGCGATGCTGCCGATGTGTTCTCCGCGATCGGCGTGCACTCCGTGGTGATGAACCAGATGGTCAAGCAGGATCTCATCGAGTATCTGCGTGACTCCGATGGCCGCATCATCCTCGCCACCTACCTGGGCAAACCGGTATTCATGGACGACAGCCTCGTCTACGGCGCTGGTCGGTACCTGTCGGTGTTCTTCGGCCAGGGCGCGTTCGGCTACGGCGAGGGCACCCCAGCAGTTCCGGTCGAGCTGGAGCGCAAGCCAGGCGGCGGCAACGGTGGTGGTGCTGAAGTCCTGTGGGAGCGTAAGACGTTCATCCTGCAGCCTGCCGGTTTCAGCTGGAAAGGAAGCAACAACCAGAACCTCAGCCCGACCGCCGCGCAGTACGCTGCTGCTGCGAACTGGGAGCGCGTCTTCGACCGCAAGCAGGTTCCGTTCGCCGCCGTGATCAGCGGCACCACCACCCCGTAATCCAGCTGTGACGGGGCGTCCTCGGGCGCTCCGTTACAAGGGAGCGAATCATGAAAGTGATCTACACCAACAAGCCAGGCAATAAGCCTGGCGTGTGCTATCGACTGCTCAGTGAGTTCTTCGGGGTGATCAGCGCGGCGACCGATGTCTTCGTCCAAGGCGACAACCCCAACATCATTGAGGCCTACCAGCGCGCAGGCATCAAGGTCACCGGCGCGGATGAAAACGGCTTGCGTACTGATGGCCCGACGGTTGCGGAGTATGTCGAGGCCGGCTACCAGGCGAGCAACTACCCGCCGAACGGCTACGCCTCGCGCAGCACTGCCGAAGAGATCGAAGCAGCGATTGCCGCTCAGAAGCCGAAGGCTGACACCAACACTGAAACCGACCCGCTGAAAATGAAGGTCGACGAACTCAAGGCCTGGCTGACCGCGAAAAACATCACGTTCGACGCCTCGGCCAAAAAAGAAGACCTGCAGGCCCTGGTGCCAGCGGAATAAGGACAAGCACATGACCGACTTCATCACCGTGGCCGATGTTGATGCTCAGTTGGGTCCTGGCTGGGCGGGCACCGGTGATGCGGTCCTTGCTGTGGCGATGGCGAATGCCTGGCTCACGGCCAAGATTAATAGACCCGTTGCAGATCCGACCCCTGACGCCATCAAGCTTGCAGGCGCTCAGGTTGCGAAGGAAGCGGCAGCGGGCAACCTGTACAGAGCGACCCAGAAAGAAGTTCTGAGCAAGACGGTATCGGCTCAGTCGGGCACTTCCGTCAGCAAGACCTACGCGGAAGGCTCGACTGACCTTTCCGCCAGCGAGAACTTCGCCCTCGCGCTTTTGGCGCCGTGGGTCAAGCGCTCGGGCACGATCATGCTCAAACGGGTGTAGCCATGGGAATGCGCGAAGAGATTCAGGCCGAACTGGCTGAAGCGTTTGACGATCCGGACGGCCTGGCCGACGCGGTGAAGCCCGTGGAAGGCTCGCGCAAGTCGACCCCGGTCTATGACCCGTCTACGGGCACTACCACTGGTGGAACCATTACCTACACCGGGCGCGGCGTGTTCGGCAGCTATCTGGCCAAGGAAATCGATGGATCGCTGATCCAAACCACGGACGAGAAGCTGCTGATCCTGCAGAGCGAGCTGTTTGTTTCGGTCGATGGTGCGCAGAAACCCACTCCGGCAGAGCCGAAGATCGGCGACACAGTGGGCGGAAAGCGCGTGCTGAATGTAAGCCAGGATCCTGCTGAGGCGACATGGACTGTTCAACTGAGGAAGTGACATGGCTTCCAAATATTCAGGACTGAGCGGCGGCTTCGCTGCTCAGATTCAGGCCTTTGCCAATCAGGCCCAAGAGGCCATTGACGCAACGTTGCGCGAAATCGTCATTGAGCTCGGCAGCAGCGTGATTCGCATGTCGCCTGTGGGCAATCCGGAAATCTGGGCAGCCAACCTCACGCACCGCGAGAAGAACACCCGAGAAGCCGACGACTACGACTTCAAGGTTGCAGCTCGTAACACGGTCATCAACCTGACCGAATCGAATTTCACCAAGTCCGGGAAGCTCAAGAAGGGCGTCAAGTACGCCAAACCGTTGACTAAAGCCGAACGGGTCCAGAACTTCAACGTGAACGGTCTGGTTTCCGGAAAGGACTACGTCGGCGGGCGCTTTCGTGGCAACTGGATGTTCAGCATCGGATCGACAGACAACACCACGACGGAGGAGGTCGACCCGAGCGGGCGCAAGTCCAATGCGCGGATAGTCGACGGAGCGATCGAGTTCAAGGCGGGCGACACGGCCTACATCACCAACTCACTGCCATATGCGATCCCGCTTGAGTTTGGCCATTCCCAGCAGGCCCCCGGCGGCATGGTCCGCATCACCGTCGCGCGCTTCCAGCAGATAGTGCTGGAGGCCATCAGGAACAACCAGGTATGAAGTACGAAGACGTTGAGGTAAGGACCTTTTGGCGCTACGCGTTGTGCCAATGCGGCGAAAGACTTGAGCGAGAGCCTAATTCACCTGCTTACATGACTAGCCCTCCGCTTTACCTGCACTGCTGCCCGAAATGCCACACGAGGCAGTCCCTGCCTTTCCAGTCGCCGCAACTGATCACTGAGGCCGTCAAATGAGCCATCAGATCATCCGTCGCATCTACGAGCAGCAGCTTGCAACTTGGGCGGCGCCACGAGGCTGGCGGATCGCTTATCAGGGCGTGGCATTCGAACCCGGTGACGACGAGACCTATCTGCGCGCCTTCACGTTGCCCGCTGGTACCGACACCCAAACGCTGGAAGGCACGGACCGGGTCTACACCGGCGTGTTTCAGATCAGCGTCGTGGCTCCGGCTGGCAACGGCACAGGCGATGTGGAGGGTTTGGTAGATGACCTCGACGACCTGTTCCCAACCTTCTTGCGACTCCAGCAAGGCGACTTTGAGGTGATGGTGCTGACGCCTGTTGAACCCGGGCCAGCCATTGTCGACGACACAACTCTCACCGTATCGGCTTCGTTTCAATACCGGGCCGACCGCGCATAACCCGCCCATTGGGCAAACCCTGAACCCCGCCGAGTGCGGGGTTCGTCATTTCTGCGAAGAGGAAAAAACCCATGGGCTACAAACTCCCGAACGGCGCCACCATCCAGCACGGGGCGACCTACGCTACCGAGCTGGCTTTCGCCACCATCTCCAATGCCTCCGAAGCTGTGGCAACCGTTGTCGGCGGCACGCTGTCGGCAGGTGACATCGTACTGGTCACGTCGGCATGGTCGCGCCTCAACAATCGCGTGGTGCGTGTGAAGGCTGCTACAGCTACCGCGATCACGCTCGAAGCCATCGACACCACCGATACGCAGCTCTACCCGGCCGGTAGCGGTGCAGGCACTCTGAAGAAGGTGCTCTCTTGGGTTGCTGTGCCGCAAGTCGTTGATGTGGTGTATTCCGGTGGCGACCAGAACTACACCGACGTCGTCTTTCTGGAAGACGACCAAGGCCGGCAGATTCCCACCGATAAAGCCGCATCCAGCATGGCGCTGACAATTGCTGACGATCCTGCGCTGCCGCACAACGCAGTGCTGTCGAAGGCCGACTCCGGCAAGCAGATCCAAGCCGCACGCATGAACCTGCCGGGCAACGACACCATTTTCTACGGCACCTATACCTCGTTTTCCAAGCAGCCGACCGTCACCCGGAACAACCTGATGGCACGCACGGTGAACCTGGCGCTGCAGGCCGAGCCGACTCGCTACAGCACCGCAGCGGGCGGGGCGTAATTCATGGCGAAGTTCAGGATTGCCCAGAACCCGACGTTCAAGTCGGACGTGGACATCCCGCGCGTTGGCGGGAAGGCGCAGGCGGTTGAATTCGAATTCAAGTACCGCGACCGCGAGGAACTCGCGGAATTGTTCGCGAGCTGGAACAAAGCGGCCAAGGATGAGCAGGAGCGGCTGAAGGATCTCGGTGATGACATTACCCTCGTAGACTTGACCCTTGCGGACATTGACCGCCAGGTCGCACAAGTGACCGAACTGATCGTGGGCTGGAGCTTCGATGACAAGCTGTCCCCGGAGTCCATCCGCGCTTTGGTAAAAACCTCGGCGGGTGCTGCTGACGCGATCCTCAAGGCTTATCAGGCCGCCTTTGCTGTGGCTCGACTGGGAAACTGAAGGCGGTGTCGCAGGCGCTGTATTCGCCTGCGGCACCGCCTGAGCAGCTCGCACTGTTTGGTCTTTCCTCTGTCGATCTCGACGAGACTGTTGAAATCCTGCCGGACAACTGGCCTGCGTTCATCGTCATGGAAGCCATGGGCACCCAATGGCGCACCGGGATGGGCGGCGCCAGTGGATTGGACTACTCCGTAGTGCCAGCCGTCATGTCGCTCGTCAACATTCCCAAGAAAACCAGAAACCAGGTGTTCCATGACCTTCGGGTGATGGAAGCCGAGGCGTTGCTCGTCATGAGCGAATCGAAATAGCGGAGCACTCATGTCGGGCACAATCGCCGAACTCGGGATAGCGGTAGATTCGGGTGATGCCGTCCAGGCCGCGACCGATCTGGACAAGCTCACAAAGGCTGGAGCCAGCGCCGAAAAAGCCGCTGACGGCGTCACCACCGGTTTCAAGAAGACCGCTGACGCGGCTGACAAGCTGGCAGAAGCTGAGGCCCGCGCCGCGCAGGCTACCGAGGATGCGAAGGCACGCCTGCTGGGAACCGCCCAGACGTCGCTGAAGAACAGCGAGTATTACCAGCGCCTGACTACCAGTGTGAATAGCACTGCCGGCGCGATGGATGTCAGTCGCGATTCAACGGCAAGTCTCCTCGCGCTGCAGAAGCGCATGCAGGCCGAGTCCGACGCGCTTGTCGGGACCACCCAGGATAGCGCCAAGGCTGCGAAGGATGCAGCGGCGGCCACCGGCGTACAGGCAGAGGGCTTGCAAGCACTGCTGGGCAAGATCAGCCCGACGCTCGCCGCGCTGCAGAAGCTGGACGATCAACAGGAGCTGCTGAACAAACATCGCGCCGCTGGCAATCTCGGAGAGGACGACTACAAAACTTTTTCGGCAGATATCGACACCGCGCGGCAGAAGGTCAAAGGTTTGGGCGACGAGACATCGAAGTTCAGCCTGAACACCAAGGGCGCGCGCGAGAACGTACTTCAGCTGGGCAACGCCCTGGCCGAGGGCAACTTCCGTGTCGCCGCTCACCACCTACTGGAAATCGGCACAAGCGCTGGCACGTCGGCTCTGCGCTTGGCTGCGATCCTTGCGCCCATCGCAGCAGTTGCCGCGGTGGTCGCCACCTTGGGCATTGCCTACTACAAAGGCAGCGAGGAGGCCGACAGCTACAACAAATCGCTTATTACCACCGGCAACGCAGCGGGGGTAAGCGCTGAACAGCTTGGAGCTCTGGCTCGGCAAGTCAGCGCAACGGTAGGCACAACAGGCGCTGCCGCCGAAGTACTCGCGACATTGGCAGCCAACGGCAAAATCGCGGGCGACAGCTTTGGGGCGATCACCCAGGCCGCCGTCGGCATGCAAGAGGCGACCGGAACCGCCGTCAGCGCCACCATTGCCGAGTTCGTGAAGCTCGCCGACGACCCTGTGAAGGCGTCTGTGGCCCTGAACGAGCAGTATCACTACCTCACTGCATCCGTTTACTCGCAGATCTCTGCGCTGGAAGAGCAGGGCGACCATGCCGCAGCGGTAAAGCTCGCGACTGAGCAGTACGCCGACGCAATTAATGAGCGCACTCCCAAGATTCTTGAAAACCTGAGTTTCTGGGAGCGCGGATATCTGGCGGTGGTGAAAGCCGCTGACGGATTGAAGAACTTGGGCCGCTCCGATATCGATACAGATATCGCCAATGCGCAGCGGGATCTCGATCAGGCTCAAGCCGGCGATGTCGGCCTGTTCCAAAACAAACAGGAGATGATCGAGTACTACACCGACAAGCTGACCTTCCTGAAGGACACGAAGGCTGCCAACGCTGACATCGCGAAGTATGATGCCGAACAGGCCAAGGCACAGCAAGACTCGATCAGTGCCATGGGCAAGATCGACGCGCTGACGAAATCGTCATGGACCAACGAACAGAAGCGCACTGAGGCGGTAAAGGAATACAAGAAGTGGCTGGATGACATTCGGAAGACCAATCCGAATGATGCACGCCTCAATCAGACCGTTGTCGACCAGAACCTGTCGAACATCAACGACAAGTTTAAAGACCCAAAAGGCCACGCTAATCAGCTGAACCTGACCGGTTTCAATGATGCGCAGAACAATCTCAAGTCGATCACCGGCTACTACCAGAACCTCGAAAAGGAACTGGATTCGGCGCAGAAGGCCGGGCTGGTGTCGGCGGAGTCGTACAGCAGTCAGCGCGTCGCGATCGTTGAGCAGGAGAAGGGCGACCTCACCGCAGCCTACGAGGCTGAAATCGCCGCCCTGCAAGCGGTGCGAGACAAGTCGTCGACCACGGGCGAACAGCGCATCCAGCTTGACCAAAAGATTACCGATGCGCGCACGAGTATGGTCAAGGCGCAGAAAGACGCTGACAGCCAACTGGAGGTTCTGGCCAACAACGAAAAAGGCCGGATCGACAAGCAGACCCGCTCGATCGATCAGTATGTGCAGGCGCTGGATCAACAGCAGAAGGCGCTTGAACTTGCCGGGCAGCGCGCGGTGCTCGGCGTGGGCCGCGGTGACAGGCAGAACGCACTCGATGGTCAACTGAACAGCCAGCAAGACCGGTTTGCTCAGCAAGCTCTCGACCTGGCAAATCAGAAGTCAGATCCGTCCCGGAACATGTCGGATGAGGAGTTCGCCAAAAAGTCCCAGGCTCTGGCCGACGCCAATAAGAAGGCCACCGACCAGATCCGGCAGAATTACGCCGATGTGGAGACCGCCCAAGGCGACTGGACCAACGGAGCAACCTCCGCTTGGGAAAACTACCTCGACAGCGCGCGCGACATCGCCGGCCAGACGAAAACCCTGTTCACCAACGCCTTCAGCAGCATGGAGGATGCCATCGTCAATTTCGCGCTGACCGGGAAGCTGTCTTTTTCCGACTTCGCGAAATCGATCCTGGCAGACATGGCGCGCATCGCTACCCGCCAAGCGTCATCCGCACTGCTCAGCTCACTCTTCGGAGCTGGGCTGAGTTACTTCTCAGGCGGAGCCAACGGTTTTGCTGCTGGATCCTCTGCCGCTACTTCTTCGAGCCTCGGCGCATCGCAGGCCGGGTATTCGTCGACGTACTTTCCGCAAGCTGACGGCGGCGCCTGGCTCAACGGCGTGCAGATGTTCGCCAACGGCGGAGCGTTCACCAATAGCGTCGTTAGCTCGCCGACAGCATTCGGCATGGCTAACGGCAAGCTGGGCGTGATGGGCGAAGCCGGTGATGAGGCCATCATGCCGCTCACCAGAACTTCGAGCGGTGCCCTCGGCGTAAGAGCGCTCGGTGGCGGCGGCACGAGCGTGTCGATCAGTGCGCCGGTCAGCCTTGTCGTTGAGGATCGCAGCTCTGACGGTCTTGAACTGGATCAGACGGCGCTCGCACAGAATCTGCAAATCCAGATCAAGCAAGCGGCCGAGAAGGCCGTCGCTGATTCGTGGCGCCCGGGCGGCGTGAGCTTCCGGCAGACAAGGACCTGACATGGCAATCGAAACCTTCAGCTGGCCGACCCAGACGGGAGATTCGCCGGACATCGACTGGCGGGTGCGCAAGTCACAGTTCGGCAACGGCTATAAGCAAACGGTCGGTGATGGGCCGAACAACAAGGAGCAGTCGTTCCCAATCACCTACACCGGGCCAAAGTCCACAGTGCAGCAGATTATGGAATTCCTCGGCCGTCATGGCGGGGCCAAAGCCTTCAAATGGACAACCCCGCTTGGCGAAGTAGGCCTCTACACCTGCGAGAAAGCCGTGCCGACGCCGCTTGGCGGCGGCCAGTTCAAGCTTACCGCGACGTTCGACCAAGCATTCCTACCGTAGGGATTCACCATGCCATTAATCAACGACCTGCAGGTTCTCGAACCTGGCAGTGAGGTATTGCTGTTTGAGCTGGACGGCTCGGACTACGGTGCGGACATTCTGCGGTTTCACGGACACGCAATCCCTCACACCTCGGCCGAAATCATCGCGGCTGGTGCCGATGCAGACCAGCTACCCGCGAAATCGATCTGGTGGCAGGGAGAAGAATACGGAGCCTGGCCAATGCAAATCGACGGCATTGAGGCGAACGGCGACGGCACAGCGGTGCGCCCAACATTGTCAGTCGGAAACGTGAATGGGCGAATCACTGCGCTGTGCCTCGCATTCGAGGATCTGCTCGACTTCAAGGTGACCATGCGGCACACGTTGGTGCGTTACATCGATGCGGTTAACTTCCCGGCCGGCAATGCTGAGGCAGACCCGACGCAGGAGTCCATCGAAGTCTGGTATCTGGACCAGAAGACCAACGAGGACGGCGAAACGGTTTCGTGGGAGCTGGCCAGCCCGGGCGATGTCGGCGGCGAGTCAATCGGCAGGCAGATGACCACGCTGTGCCACTGGTGTCTCACCGGTGGGTATCGCGGCCCAAACTGCGGCTACACCGGTCCGTTTTTCGATAAGGACGGCAATCCGACTGACAACCCTGAGCTCGACGAGTGCAACGGTCTGCTCACCACAGGCTGCGAACCGCGCTGGGGCGCCAACAACGAACTACCTTTCGGCGGCTTCCCGGCTGTCTCGCTGATTGCCCGGAGTTGACCATGCTCAAACACATCCTCAAGGCGGTGCAGACACATGCGACCGCGGAGTATCCGCGCGAATGCTGTGGCGTGCTGATCAGCATCGGCCGCAAGCAGAAGTACATCCCATGCCCGAACACCGCAACCGACCCGAACGAAGAGTTCAGGATTGCTGCAGAGGATTACGCCGCGGCTGAAGACGAGGGCGAGGTGATCGGTATCGTTCACTCGCATCCTGATGCAACCAGCAGACCATCACCGCGCGATCTGGCGATGTGCGAAGCGACTGAACTGCCCTGGCACATCCTTAGCTGGCCAGAGGGCGACCTACGTACCATCGTACCCACCGGCAACACGCCGTTGCTCGGTCGACCTTTCGTGCATGGCGCCTGGGACTGCTGGCAGGTCTGTGCGGACTGGTACAAGCGCGAATGGGGGCTTGAGTTCGAGGCCTTCAAGCGCGATGACGGTTGGTGGGAACAGGCCGACGGGCCGAGCTTGTATGAGCAGGCCTACGAGGCCGCCGGCTTCGAGCGCGTCGGCACGCCGCAGCGCGGCGACATGATTGTGATGGACGTAGGGCGGACCAAGCATCCGAATCACGCCGGAATCTACCTCGACGCCGATCCTTCGCTGCCCGGCGAGTCAGCGGCAGTGCACGGCGCGGGTCCATTCCTGCTGCACCACCTGTATGGCAAACCGTCAGAGATCACTGTGTTCGGGGGCCCTTGGCACGACAGAACACGCCTGATTCTCAGGCACAGAGACGCGAAATGATGTCGGAGATTCTCCTCTCTTCAGAATGCATGTCATGGTGCCCTCGTGCTAAATTTCGTTGAAATTTCGCCAGGGCCAGCGGGATGCAGCAGCTAAAAACAGAAATCGGAGATCTCTTTAAGCAGCGTCTTGTATTGAAAGACCAGCTTGCCGCTACTTGCGTAGTGGATGAAGTGTCTACAGAGCGGTTGAAAAGGCGGTTTCGTGGAATTTTGAAGTCGAACGTCTTGAGCGCGTTGCAGCAGGCTGCCGTATACCATGAATTAGCATGTTTGGTCGCCACTCAAGGACGTTACACTGAAGCGCTTTCATATATAAGATTATCAAGAGAGCTTGGTTTGGACTCTTTTGCTTTAGCTTTTACTTCCGCTTATTTGGCCTTGTTAAACGGATACGTAATAGATGCTCGGCGTGAGGTGGAAGGGATCATGGATACCGTTGTGCCTAGTGCAATTCCGCTACTACGCGCCCACCAAGCGCAAGTAGGCATGCTGGGAGGTTTTATGGCCGATGAATCGCTGAATAGCGACTTTCAAAACGAAGCTCTCGAAGCAAAAAAAATAATCGCGAAGCTATCCATTGATGACTGGGAGCTAACGTCAAGGCTTGACGCTGCATGTCGAATGATTAGGGCAAATATAAATCATCCTATTCTGTCGTATAAACTTTTTGCGCGAGAGGGCGATGGTATTCTGTACCGATTCATGGTCAAGGCTGATGTAGTTAGAATCGCTGAGCTAAACGAAATGCTGCTTGATATGCTACTGGATACATTTGACGGTGATATCGACAACGAGCTTTCTATCTTAATTACACCTTGGTCCCCTGTAGACCGCCCGATCTCTGAGGGGGCATATCTTGTCGGTGTCTCCTGAAGACTTTCTGAGCCTAAGCAAACGATTATGTGAGTCTCAAGATGAAATCGATTTGCGATCTTCCATAAGCCGCGCCTACTATGGTGCTTATCATGCGGCATGCGACACGGCAATGCGCCTGCAGCTTCCAGAAGCAAAACGGTACGATGCAGGTATGCACGAGCGCTTGATCTCGAGGTTTGAATGTAATGGCCCTGGCTTGAGAAAGATTGCTCGAAGGCTCAGGGACCGTAAGCGCCTTAGGGCAATGGCTGATTATCAACTCGGCGAGCAGGTCACTCGTGAGGAGGCTTCTCTGAACGCTCTGGAATCCGCCCGGCTAGTTCAGGACCTGACAAGGATAGGGTGCGCCGCAGAAAAACAGACAGACAACTGACTGGCGTTTTGGAAATATTTGATTGGTAGACTGCGCGATATGAAGCTCGATAAAGAATTAGTACGAGAAGTCCTACTGGCGGTCGAGGCGATCGATAAGCCAAGAGGCATGTTCGAGCTTGAAATACCTGGATGGTCCGATCAGGAAATTTCTTACCACGTCATGCTTTTGGAAGAAGCTGGGTTGCTCTCGGCCATAAGCGTGGGAGGTATGAACAACTTCAAATGGGCAGCGTCGCGATTGACCTACTCAGGTCATGAGTTTCTGGAAACCGTTAGAGACCCTGAAGTGTGGCGCAGGACAAAGGATGGAGCTGAGAAAGTCGGCGGTATCGGACTAGGCATGCTTGTGGAAGTTGGTAAAGCCTACGGCAAGCAGATTCTGAAGGAGCGGCTGGGGCTTGATTTGTCCTGAAACCCTCACTGCTTGGAAGGTGCCCAGCCATGCGCTGGGGCTTTTTGCATCTCGCACTCCCAGTGCTACCCTCGGCCCTTTCTCAATGAGGGATCATCATGCGGATGTTGGTAGGGGCTCTGGGTGTAATTTTAATGGCGGGATGTGCGAAGTCCGTTACGGAAATGCGTGAATCCGGTCCTGAGGCAAGGTTGTATTCAAGTAAGTCCGTGGACGATGTATCCAAATGTATTGTTTTTGCGTGGCAAGGATTTACATCCTACGGCGACCACCTTGAAATATTCATGCTGCCGAGTCGGGGCGGAGGCTCCACCGTATTGACCCGCCAGAACCAGTTCGTGGTTGATGTCGAGCCAGCTGAAGGGCGGACGCAAGTACTCTTTTTTCAGAGCGGCGATGGCAACATGAGTCGAACTCTGCTCGGAGATGTTAAGTCATGTCTTTAAACGGCAGCAGAGACTCTGTCTTTCAATGTGAGGGATCATCATGCGAATTTTGGTAGGGGCGTTGGCAGTTTCGCTGCTGGCTGGCTGTGCCACATCCCCGATTTCTGCGGACAAAGCCGATCCGGTGCCGCAATCGAGGCTGTACGCTTTCGGCAACAAGGCTGACGCCCAGGTTGTCGTGACTCGAGATAGCGGTCTCTATGGATCAGGCTGCAACTATCGACTCTACATAGACGGTACTCTCGCGGCTGAATTTGCGTCTGGGGAAGTCGCGAAGTTCGGGGTGAAGGCCGGCAAGCATATTCTCGGAGTGAAGCCGAGCGCCGCCTGTGGCGGCTTTGGTCTGGTTGAGCGCGAGGTAGAGGTCGGTGCCGGTGAGTCAGTGCGGCGCAGGATCACTCTTTCCGGAGATGCGTTTGACATATCTCCGACAGCTATGTGACCAATCATCAAAATCACCCGCTTCGGCGGGTTTTTTATGTCCGGAGTAAAAATGGCAGCTACAGCGGCTCACTACAGTCCTATGACTACAATCTTGTTATCTGGCTCGCTTGCGAGAAAGTTTGGCAGGACCCATAAACGCCAAATTGACAGCGGCCAGGGGCTGGAGGTTTTCCGGGCGCTGAAGGCAACCCTTCAAGGGTTTGCCGAAGAGATTCAGCGGTTGGACCGTATTGGCATGAGATTCGCCATCTTCCGCAACAGAAAAAATGTCGGTGAAAAGGATCTCGAGCTTGGCGGCACACGCGAAATTCGGATTGTTCCTGTGATCAGCGGAAGCAAACGAGCCGGGGTCTTGCAAACGATCTTGGGCGTTGCGCTGATTGTCATCGGTTTTTTTGCGTACGGCTCTACGACCGCACAAGGCGCAGCACTTATAGCTGGGGGCGTCGCATCTACAGCGGGCGGCGTTATCCAAATGCTCAGCCCTCAGGCGTCTGGGATCCGACAGAGTGCGTCGCCAGAAAACCTACCGTCCTATGCCTTCGGCTCAGCCAAGAACACCACAGCCAGCGGCAACCCGGTCCCGATCTGCATCGGACGCCGCCGCTGGGGTGGCGCGATTATCAGCGCGAGCATCTATGCGGAGGACAAGACGTAACCTAGCCTGACAATTATTGAGCGGGACTGGTACATTGCGCGAAAATAACGCTAGAGATAGGCATGAGAACAATTGTTTGCGTTTTTTCACTTTTCTGTATCGCTGGTTGCTCGACAACACCTATATCCGTGAGTGACGCTAGCCCAGTACCATCTTCACGCCTGTATGGACTTACTGAGAAAAATGAGTCTCAGCTTGTAGTCACAAGGGACAGTGGCACTTACGGTTCGGCGGTACGATTTACGCTCGCCGTGGACGGCAAAATCGTTGCCGAGCTTCATCCCGGGGAGGTGGCAAAATTTGGAATATCCTCCGGGAAGCATGTTTTAGGTTTGGGGGCCAGAGCACTGTATGGCACGCCTGATGTCCTCGAATACGAAATTGATGTGAAGCCTGGTGAAACTGTCCGCCGCAGAATCTCCGTTATAAGCGGTGATCGACGACTTTCCCCTACGGCTTACTGAAATATTACACACCCGCTTCGGCGGGTTTTTTTATGCCTGGAGAAAAGCATGGGCGCAGTTGAACAAATCGAGATCCGTGGCGCCAAGGGCGGCAGCAGTAGCCCAAAAACTCCAACCGAGGCTGCGGATAGCCTGCGCTCGACTAACCTCGCCAAACTTCTGATCGCTGTGGGCGAAGGTGAGTTCGACGGAACGCCGACAGCTGCGAACCTCTATTTGGACAACACGCCGATCAACGATGCCAGCGGCAACGTCAATTTCCCGAACGTGAAGTGGGAATGGCGTTCCGGCGCGGTGGACCAGTCCTATATTCCGGGCATCCCCTCGGTCGAGAATGAAACGACGGTGAACGTCGAGCTGCGCAGCGACACCGCTTGGGTCCGCTCGCTGACCAATACCCAGCTTTCCGCCGTACGCTTGCGTTTCGCTTGGCCAGCTCTCCAGCAACAGGATGAGAACGGCAACGTCGGCGGCTATCGCATCGAGTATGCGGTAGATGTCGCGACCGACGGCGGCGCCTATCAGCAGGTGCTGGATGAGGCTGTGGACGGCAAGACCACCACTCGCTATGAGCGGTCGCGCCGCATCGATTTGCCAACGGCTACGTCCGGCTGGCAGATCCGCGTCCGCCGTATAACGCCAAACCAGAACACCAACAAGATCGCCGATACCATGCTGGTCGCCGGTTACACTGAAGTTATCGACGCGAAACTACGGTATCCGAACACTGCGCTGCTCTACATCGAGTTCGATGCCGAGCAGTTCACTAACATTCCGGCCGTGACGGTGGACTGCAACGGGCGCAAATGGCAGGTTCCGAGCAACTATGACCCTGTCGCGCGCAGCTATTCAGGCGTGTGGGATGGCACCTTTAAGTCGGCGTGGACCAACAATCCCGCGTGGGCGACATTCGGGATCTGTACGGTAGATCGTTTCGGCCTTGGCAAGCGCATCAAGCCGTTTATGGTCGACAAGTGGGAGCTTTACCGGATCGCACAGTATTGCGACCAGTTGGTGCCTGATGGCGTCGGTGGACAAGAGCCGCGATTCCTCTGCGACATGAATCTCCAAGGCAAGGCCGAAGCGTGGACACTGCTGCGGGATATCGCTGCCATTTATCGGGGTATGACGTACTGGGCGGAAGGCCAGATTGTGATGCAGGCCGATATGCCCCGTGCGCAGGACTTTGACTACGTTTTCACTCGCGCGAATGTCATCGACGGAAAATTTTCGTACGGCAGCGCATCGACGAAGACTCGATACACCCGAGCGATCGTCAGCTACGACAACCCAGCCAACAACTACGATACCGATGTCACCGCATTTGCAGACCCAGACCTGCAGCGTCGTTTCGGGGACAAGCCGGTCGAGATCAGCGCAATCGGCTGCACCCGTGCGTCCGAAGCTCAGCGCCGCGGTAAATGGGTGGTACTGAGCAACAATCAGGACCGCACCGTCACTTTCAAAACAGGCATGGAAGGTGCGATTCCACTGCCAGGCTACGTCATCCCGGTCGCGGATTCTTTGCTGGCTGGCCGTGAAATCGGCGGTCGCATCTCTGCTGCCGCCGGACGCGTCGTGACGCTGGACCGTGACACCCAAGCCAAGGCCGGCGACCGATTGATAATCAACCTCTCAAGCGGCAAGGCCGAAGGCAGGACAGTCCAGTCTGTGGCAGGTCGCGCCGTCACGGTGACCACCGCCTACAGCGAGACCCCAGCGGCGCAACTACAGTGGGCACTTGATGCCGATGACTTGGCTATTCCGCTGTATCGCGTACTCAGCAGGAAGCGCACCGCCGAAGGCGACTATGAGATTGCCGCGCTCCAGTTCGAGCCCAGCAAATTTGCATACATCGACACCGGCGCAAAACTCGAAGACCGGCCGATCAGCGTTATTCCGATCACTGTCGTTCCAGCCCCGGCCAGCGTTACGCTGTCCGCAACATCTGCGATTGACCAGGGCATCGCCGTCACCACGATGACGATCACCTGGCCTGCCGTAAACGGCGCAGTCGGGTACGACGTGGAATGGCGGAAGGACAACGGCAACTGGATCAAGGTACAGCGCACCGGTAGCACCAGCGTCGACATCACCGGTATTTACTCGGGCGGCTATTTGGCCCGTGTACGCGCTGTCAGCGCCTATGACATTTCGTCGACTTGGCGCTCATCGAACCTGACACAGCTGAACGGCAAGGAAGGATTGCCACCGGCGGTGACTTCGTTGACGACGGAAAGCCTGATCTTCGGTATCGGTCTGAAATGGACGTTCCCAGCCGGAGCCGAGGACACCCAGCGTACTGAACTCTGGTACAGCCAAACGCCGCAGCTGGATAGCGCGACCAAACTGGCCGATCTGGCCTACCCGCAATCCGACTACACCATGCAGGGTCTGAAGGCAGGGCAATCGTTCTTCTTTTGGGCGCGCCTCGTCGACCGCACCGGCAACGTCGGTCCATGGTTCCCGACCGCTCCCGGCTTCGTGAACGGTCAGGCAAGCTCAAATGCTGATGACATCCTCGACTATCTGGTCGGCGAGATCACCGAAAGTCAACTGGGTCAGGAGCTGCTGTCGGAGATCGGCAAGATCGGCGGTGACGGCCCGGGTTCGGTCAATGAACGCCTAGACCAGGTACGGACCGACTTGGGCGACCAGATCACCGACGTCAGCAACACCGTGACCGAAGTGCAGAACGAGCTTCAGGCCCAGATTGATCAGATTGCGGATCTGGCCGACTCGATGCCGTACAAGCCCGACCAGACTTACACCGCCGGGCAGGGTGTGCTCGCCGCTGACGGGATCATCTATCAGGCGACCCAGAACGTCCCGAAAAACACAGCACCGCCGAACGCCACGTACTGGCTGAACGTTGGCCAAGCAGTGCAGACAGCGAACGGCCTGGCCGCGCGCGTCACCACCGCTGAAACCAAGATCACCAGCATCGAGGGCGTGAACACCGCGCAGGCGAACCAGATCACCGGCCTGCAAACCTCGCTGGATGGCAAAGCGTCGTCCACTGCTGTCCAGAGCCTGACGACCCGAGTCACGACCGCGGAGGGCACCCTCAGCAGCCAAGGCACGGCGATCACCGGTCTGAACAGCAGCCTGACGACCACAAACCAGAACGTGACCGCCGCGCAGAATGCTGCGAATGCGGCGAACACGCTGGCAGGCGGGAAGGGCAAGGTCATCGTTCAGTCGGCTGCGCCGGCGGCTGCCGATCAGTTGGCCCAGAACCTCTGGATCGACATCACCGGCAACGCGAACACCCCAAAGCGCTGGACGGGGAGCGCGTGGGCGGCGGTTACAGACAAGGCCGCGACGGATGCTGCGGCGGCGGCTGCGAGCGCTCTGGCGCAGGTGGGAACCAAGGCCGAGGCAGCAACTGTCCAGGCATTGAGCAATACGGTTACCCAGCAGGGGACTGACCTGACAGCGGCCGGGAGTGCGATCACCAACATCACCGCAAACATTTCGAACATTGGTGGTGAGAACCTGCTGTACAACCCATCGTTTGACAGGTTTGCGACGGCAGGCTCGCCGATTGCTGATGGCTGGGTGAGCACTGTCCCCGCGGGGCCGTCGGCAGTCTTCTCCCAAGTTGCTTCCACACTCGATCCTTCTGGCAAGTCACAGCGGATCGATGTGTCAGGCCTGACAACCAGCACCTATGCCGACTTGACCCCGGTGGTGACTAATAGGCCAGCGGTATCAGCCGGTCAGGTAATCACCTTGTCCACCAGCGTAAGAGGGACGGCAGGGCTCGGCTTTCAGCTGTTTATGCAGCATCGGGATGCAAGTGGGGCCGTATTGGCGACCGCGTCGCAGGGCGTCAATACGCTAACCGATGGTTGGCAGCGGGTCTCACTGACCAGTGCGGCACTTCCCGCCGGGACCGTAGTTACAACGCCACTTCTTCGAGTGCGTCCAAACTCGGCGGGTTCGATTACCGCTGGATTTGCAGAGGTGGACCGTGCGCAACTTGAAGTCTCTCCTGTCGTAAGTGGCTGGAAGGACAGCGGCAAGGTGGCTTCAGCCGACATCGCGGCCCAGGCTGCAGCCACCAGCGCGTTGACGGGGCGGGTAACCCAGACCGAGACCGGACTGACCAGCGTGAGTGGTCAACTTACCCAACTGAACAACAGCATCGGCAGTATGGGCGGTGACAACTTGCTGCCGAACAGCTCGTTTGAGCAGACGCCAAGTGGAGACACAACTCGCCCGACTTACTGGAGAGTCGGCGGCAGCACTGGCGCCACGCCGACACTGACATTTGTCGATTCGACCCTGAGTTCAAGCGTCAAAGCCGTTCGTCTAACTCGCGCAGGTTTGGCGAACGGCGGGTATATAGACCTGAACTGGAACACACCCGATGCTGACCAGCCAAAAGTCACAGAGGGGCAAGCGTACACCCTGAGCGTGTATGCCAAGCTGTCCAGCTCCTCGGCTCGGTTTGCCATGTACATCCAGTGGATGAACGCGGCCAGCGTGGTTGTTTCAACCAGTCAACTCGCGGAGACGCAAGTAGGAACGACGTTCACTCGGATCAATTTTACCGCGACGTGCCCAGCTGGCGCCGTCAAGGCGCATGTATACGCCGGACGTCTGTTGAATCGCTCCGGCGCAACTGCGGATATGTGGATCGAGCTAGATAACGTGCAGCTTCAGGAAGGCTCTGTTGCCACCGCCTACAGCCCGTCGGTGCAGGCTGTCACCAACGCGCAGGCGGTGACATCGGCGGCAGTTGATTCGCTCTCGTCTACGGTCACCCAGCAGGGCACCACGCTGACCAGCGTTGCTGCGCGGACTACGACGCTTGAAAACGCGGTGAACAGCACCACGGACGGGCTTGCGACCAAGGCCAGCGCGGCTGCATTGCAGACGTTGTCGAATCGGGTAACCAGCGCTGAGGGCGTGAACACCGCGCAATCGTCCAGCATCACCGATCTTCAAACATCGGTGTCGACCATTCAGGGCAGCTTGGGCGCTTCTGGGCTTGACCCGGCAGAGAACGCAACTTGGAATTTTGACAGTACGGCAGAGGGCTGGACGGCCAACAACTCGACCTTGTCGTTCCCGTCAGCTGGGGTAATGCGCCAAACCGCGACTGCTGGCGATCCGAGCATCCAAGTGTCCGGCCTGTCCATCAACGGAGGCTTGTTTACGAAGGTCCGGATGTCCATCACGCGCCGCGCTGGAGCCGCCGCAACAGACTGGGATGGTCAGTTCTTCTACTCCACCAGCGGGCACGGTTTTACGGCATCTTTCCGCAAGGTGCTCGCAAACCCTAACCTCGCTATTGGCGCAAGCACCATCCTTGAGTTTGACATGGCGGCGCTCACCGCAGGCGGAGCGGACTGGACGTCCAGCACCATCACGGCCTTGCGTGTCGATCTTGGACTTGTAAGCGGTAGCGCGTTCGATATCGACTGGATTGCTGTTGGTCGTGTCGGGCCTGCCGCATCGAGCCGGGCATTACAGTCGCTGACATCGACTGTCACGACGCAGGGCGCAACGCAGACGTCGCAGTCCCAGCAAATCGTAAGCCTGCAAAGCTCGGTCGGAGGCAACACCGCTCAATTGCAGCAGCAGGCAACAACGATTGCGGACTCGGCCAACAAAATTGCTTCTTCATACAGCGTGCGGTTGGCTCTGTCTTCTAGTGGCCAGTATTACGCGGCCGGTTTCGGCCTTGGGCTGGATAACAGCTCTGGCGCCTTGCAATCCTCGTTCGTTGTCAGTGCCGACCGGTTTGCCGTGCTCAACACCGTAGCGGGCAATGTTCTGACTGCCCCGTTTGCGGTCGTCAACGGGCAGACCTTCATCAGCGATGCGTTCATTCAAGATGGCTCTATCACCAATGCAAAGATTGGTGAGGTGATCCAGTCAAATAACTGGGTTTCAGGCCAGACGGGATGGGCGATATCGAAAACGGGTTACTTCGAAATGAACGGTAACACGCCCGGTGCCGGTCGGATCGTTATTACCAGCGCTGGGGTGAAGGTATACGACCAGAACGGAACCTTGCGTGTTCAGCTTGGCAACTTGGGGTGAGTGATGGCTTATGGAATGAGAGTGTGGGGCGCCGACGGCGCCCTGCAACTGGACGAAAATTCTTTCACTATTCGAGTAGTGCTGTCTCAGGTAGTCAGCTTCGGCATTGAACGCGGAGTGCAAAGTTTTTCAGTACCAGGATGCACGCCGGACAATGCGAATGCCGTTGTTATACCCATAGGCAACTACGGTAGTAATGATCGACAGTTCGAAGTCTTGGTGGGAAACGGTGTTGTCGAGGTAGCGAACTGGATGAGGAATTCGCCCACCATATTCAACACGGCTTCGGGCTCGATGCGACTCATTGTGATGAGGTTCAAATGACGTACGGCCTCAGCTTCACCAACAATCAGAATACCGTCATTCTTGACTCTGAATTCGCCCGGCTTTGCGTCATCTCCGGAGGTCGGTACGCAGCCAATCAGGAAGGTGGTCTTGCCTCGCTGACCACGTTCGTCAGGCCTGTGACCTCGCAAGAGCCCCCGTTGGTATTCATCCGGCCAGACACCACAAACGTCATCGCCGCAGCAGGGAAGATGTATTTGACGGGAGGCCCGGGGAATTGGACCGGGTTTTATGTCAGGACTTATGGAGTTACCACAGCGCAGCCAAACGGGCGTTACTTTGTCGCGGCATTCGTGGCCCAGGCTGTCGCCAACTATGGGTTGAGGTTATGGGACGGGGCAAGCAAGTTGCTGTTCGACAGCGGGACACAGGCAGCCTTGTTCACTCGATCGTTTTCGAACTGGACGTACGTTAAGTCCGAGCAGACACCCACTACCTCTTATCGAAACTATTATCGGGTGGATTTCAATTTCCCTGAGAACGAATATCTCATGATTAATTCGTTCGGAATGACGTTGCTTTCAGGAGGTTCCGAAGGCAGAAACCTGTTCACCTGGTGGGACTTCGCGGGAGGAAATATGTATGCCATCACTGAGGCGTTCAGTAATCCCTACGATTTCCATCTTCCTGCGGTGTTCGCAAAGATAGCTGCGTGAGCGGCCAGAAAACGGCTACACAACCATTTCCGGTTGAAATTTTACCAACCATGGAGCGTTACCATGCCTTACATCGTAATCAACACCAGCAACAGCTACGACCCAAGCAACCAGACCGAGTACGCCACCGAGGCAGAAGCGGACGCCAAGGCCCGCGAGATCCTGCAGGCGTTCCCCCAGTCCAACATCCGGACCGCGCAGTTGCTCAAGACTTACCGCGCACAGGTGACCATCACGGCCGAAGACGTTCCTGAGCAGGATCAGCCGGCCGAGTAACACAACGCTCACCAATGCCCGCCAAGTGCGCTTTAGGCCGTCATAGTTGGACGGACTCTAATCAGTACTGCTTACGCCGCACTTGGATATCGCCACGCTGGTATTGCTGATAACCGGTGTAAGGAATCAGGATCGTGTCCGCGATTGCGGAAGCAACGAGATCGAGGGCAATTGGCGTTACGGCCCAGTGAGGACCAGACCGGGGTGGGCTGTTCAGGTTGCAAAACTGATAACTCATTCCGCTGTAAGCCCGGGGGATTGTGTGGCAGTTGGATTGCCACTTCGCGAGGTCGTCAGCCGCGCCTTTCTCGTCGTTTAGCGTCTTCATCGTGCCGCAGCCAGATAGTGCTGCAACGAGGCCCAAGACAATCCATATCCTCATTGGTCTTTCTCCATATTTGGTGAAGTACCAATCATAGCTGTTTGAACGAGCCCGCTGCATGCGGGCTTTTTTTCGCCTGGAGAAAAATATGGACGCAACCGAGAAAGACCGTGATGTGCTCGCGCGCACGCTATTTGGCGAAGCGCGCGGAGAAGGCCTGGCAGGAATGATCGCCGTCGCGTGGACTATCCGCAACCGGGTGGATGACGGAAAAGGCAATTCATGGTGGGGCGAGGGCTATACCGGCGTCTGCCAGAAGCCATACCAGTTCAGCTGCTGGAACAAGAACGACCCGAACTATCCGTTCCTGAGTGGTGCGAAGCCGATCCCGGCGGCGGAGTTCACGATGTGCCGTCTCGCGGCCGAGCAGGTCATTGGCGGGCTGAAGCCTGACCCCACCAGCGGCGCGACCCACTATTACGCGACCACTATGCCGAAGCCGCCAGCTTGGGCTGCCAAGGCGAAGCAGACGCTGAAGCTCGGGCGCCACATCTTCTTCAGGGACGTGCCATGACCGAAGCCCAGATCAAGTTGATCGTCGCCGCCGTGGTCGCCGTCGCGTTGTTCCTCGCCGGCGGGGCGGTTGCGTGGTTATGGCAGGCCAACGCCTACGGCAAGGTCATCGCTACCAATGAAGCGAACCGCCAGGCCGATATGGCGCTGATCGCTAACGCCGGGGCGGATCAGGCGCGCAAGGCGCTTGCCAAACAGCATGACGCCGAGCAGAAGCTCGCCGCACTCGACAAAGACGCCACTGAACAGAAGGAAAAGGCCAATGCCGAAAACGAAACTCTGCGCCGTGCTGTTGCTGACGGCACTCGCCGGCTGCGCATCGCGGGAAGTTGTAGTGCCGGTAGCGGGAACGTGTCCGGTACCGCCAGCGCCCCCAGCGTGGGTGATGCAGGCTCCGTCGAACTCACTGCAGCAGCTGGACGATCTGTTCTTGATCTCAGATCCAGCATCATCGCCGACCAAGCAGCCCTAAAAGCGCTACAGTCATACGTTGTGAGCGTGTGTCGCTAATGACTTGGTCGCTTGAATCTAGAAACTTTTAGTCTGAGATTAATTGACGCTGACGGTACAGCTAATGATCAGTATCAGAGGTCGAAAAAAAGGTGAATTTTTTGGGAAACTTGTGATGCTGCTTGCAGGGGCTGTGATTGGAGTTTCTTCCAGCTTGGTAACTGTTGTGGTTCAACAAAAATATCAGTATGACCAGTTTATCTTGGATAAAAAAATTCAAGCGCTCCGCGATTTTACAATGGAATTCAACAAAAACACTGTTCGTTGGTCAATGACTCTTGATTCTCTCGAGAATAATTACTTGTATCTTGAAGGTATTACATCGGATGGCGAACTCCCTATAGCCTCCGACTTTGATGGGCTTAATAAGGATTATTCAGAATTTAAAAGCATACAGCAGGATATGGGGGGTCTACTAGGTCAGAAAATACTGCTATATGCTCTTTTCGATACCAAAGCGCCTGATGTTTCTATGGGAGCTCCCAGCATGATTGACGAGGCTTTGAATGATAAGATGATTAAAGAAACGAATCCAAAAATTCAAGCTGCTATGTTTGCAAAGGCCTATCATGAGCTAAGAGACTTAGTTACGAAGCAAAAGCTGGTTTTGGTGTCTATAACCAATGCCACTAATGATGACTTGACTAAACTCGCCAAGTCGATACAGCGATGAGCTCCATTCATAGTTCCTTACCGCGGCTTGGCGCTATGAGATGAGCACCCTGATTCCTCACATTCCCCACGTCCTTGCTCACCCTGAACCAGGTGAATTCCTCCGTCGGCCTGCAGCACTCCTTGGCGATTTCAGCAGCGCGCTCCGGCGTGGTCTCCGGATCGACCCATTCCTGGGCGTGCTTCGAACTCAGCACCACTGGGCGCCGATCGTGAATGTCCACCATCCCCTGATCTGAATCGGCGGTGATGATCACAAAACCGTCCTGTGGATCCTGCTCCAACCCCTGATGCACTTCAGCCAGCGCGGCGAAAAATCTCAACGCGCGTGCTGGGCGCAACGTTGTAGCGCTCGATAGGCCAGAGGTCACAGCCGTTGATGATCAACTGCTGGGGCGCCAGTTCCTTGAGGTAATGGTCCATCGGTTCGTAGATCGAGTAGCGTCCGCACATGCTGTCACCTGTCGAAAATCGGCTTATACAGTGTTGACCACAGCAGCTCAGCTTAGTTAACTGTACGCATATACAGTATCGAGCATGACCTATGTATTTCCTAATCACACCCAGACGGCGCCTGGGAGTGGCCGTCGATAAAAAGGAATTGGCGAAGATCCCACCGATCCGGGGAGACGTGCAGATCATCGAGTCGCATGAAAATCTGCTTGGCCGCACGACGACCACAGCATGGATATTCAGCTCGGCGCCTGGAGAGAACATTCTGCCAAGACTGCTGGACGTGCGCATAACAGGCATGGCCACTGGCGGGATGAACCTGACCGGGGTCGAGATGATTGATGACGCACTGTATGCACAATCATGGTGGTGCCGCTTTGAGTGAGGTAGCCAGCCATGCTTGAAGACCAGGCGAAGATATCTCTCGACGAGCTGCTGAACATCCGCGCGCCTGGCACCTACCTGATAAAGGTGGACGGCGACAGCATGGAAGGGGCCGGCATTTTCTCTGGCGACATCCTGATCGTTGACAAGGGGATCGACCCAGTCGATGGAAACGTCGTCATTGCACTGATCGACCGTGAGCCCACAGTGAAGTACCTGACGTTCACCGCCGGGATGCCGGTGCTCCGATCTGCCAACCCGAAGTACCCGCCGCGCTTCATCTTGGAGAACAACGAATTCGAGGTTTGGGGTGTGGTCACTTACAGTATCCGGGACCACGACAGGAATTGAGCATGGTCGTCTAAGAGCGGGAATTGAAGATCTGGCACGAACTGCTCGAGCATGAGGCGAGGCGAGAGTGCGCGATCGAGCATTGGGCGGGCGAGCTGGCCGGGCACGCGATGGCACTCGGCAGGCTAGGAATCATCGATGCGGAAGAACTTCGGGAAATGCTGGAGCTGGCCGACTCAGCTTATAGCCATGTGGTCGAGGAGTTACTGACCAGGGAGTGGCTGCATGTGAAGGCGGCGAACAAACTTGAAAACGGGGAGGGGTGAACGTTGGCGGGTGCCGGAGAAAGGGTTCGGAACTGTAGAGCGCCGAGAGGTTCGGGCGGGCGTGGATAACTCGGATGGGAGTTATTCCACTCGTTTGAATTGTACGTAGAATTGTACGTTAAGCAGAAAAACGAAAGACTTGCATCGCTGTAAGCCTCTGTTTTATCTGGTGCCGGCACCAGGAGTCGAACCCGGGAGCTACGGATTACAAGTCAGATAGGGTGAGCCACCGTTTGATATGATCCAACCATCATTGGGAGCGGGTCCAACTGTTAACGTGCTGAAACTCTTCAAGCTGCTAGCCTTACCGCAAATACACACGGCTGAGGCTTAGTCATGACGAACTTCATTCAGACCGCCGTAACGGTTGGTGGCATAGGCGGCTTAGGGTTTGCGATATTCTATTTATTATGTCGTGACATAATCCGCAAAAAAATCTTCCCGCGTTTTACGAAAGAACAAGCATACAATGTCATAAGGCTAATCATTATTTTGGCATTCCTTGTTACGATCTCGGGATTATTAGCATGGATATATAAAGCCCCTGGCCTTCCAGTCGCATTGGTTCCAAAAATAGGGTGGGTTTCACAGGTCAAGGCGGGCTCAAATTCTGGTCGCTGGTTGATGGAAGTAAAAGATGGGCCAGTTAATAATCTGAGTGTTGAGTCGGTGGAATACGTGGCCCCTTATGGATCGGCATCACTGATCCTGCAAACCGCTAGCCCCTTGAGAGCAGTTTCACAAAGCGATGACACATCTTATTATATTGATTTTACCCACGTGGATGATGATCTTATAGCTATCGCGCACTTGCTCGAGAATAAGAAGGTCCACGATATTTACAATTGGATGTATTATTTTCATGTTAAGGCAACCTACGATAGTGAAGTAGGTACGAAGTTTGAGAAGGTGTGGGACTTTTCATTCAGGGTTAAAGATCTCAAGACAAATCCCTCAGCTACATCTCGTCCGTTAAGCTCGACCACATCGGACTATGAGTACGAGAGAACTCGTTTTGCAAAAATTGAAGAGTGTGGAAGGACATTCGCAGGGCCGGGATTAGTCGCAGCTATGGCATTTGTACCGATTCCAGGGGCTGAGGGCAAGGTTAAAGGTCCTGATTGGGACGCAGTACTAGCGGACGATAGTTGCTTATCGCTTTAGGCGTAGGCCCCCTCATCACGCAGGGGCTCGGACTACAGCGTAAATTCAAACTGCCGACTGGGCGCGTTCCTTAACGCCGTACCCATCATCCCGTAGCAATATCGTGACGCTGCAGTGCGCAAAACCTCCTCTGGAAGCCGCGTGTTTCCATTTGCAAAATCACAAAAACGGCCGTATTTTGCAGGTCGGATTGAGGGCGGTTTTCTTTATATTTCAAATGGTTAGATTGATAAAGGCCCCAGCATGGGGTGCTAGGGGTCGAGTGTTCGAATCACTCCGTCCCGACCATATAATCCAATGACTTAGCCCAATCTTTTCAGGTTGGGCTTTTTCATGCTTAGCGACTTTTGCGGGGAATCATCCCGCTTTCCTTTTCAAGATCGTCAGCGCCGGGCCTCACGAGTCGGTTACTGATACTTTGTTTGCCTCCTCAATCAACCGCCCAAGCTCTGCGATAGAGTAATGGCTGGTGATGCTGCCGTTCTTGTACCCGAGCATAGCCTTGCGGTCTTCCTCTGTGACACCCGCTGCCCGGATGCTGAGTTCCGGTACCGGTATCTCTCATTCCCACCTCAATTTGCAGACCTCCTTCTCGCGACAGCCCGTGCTCACCTTGAACAAGGCCATTGTTTGCAAGTGCGCCGGCAACTCGCCGGACATAATCGACCTCTTATCCCGTGACATCGGGTAA